GTCGTCTGATCCTCTTTGCGCGTTGATGCGCTGTTGACGGATCAGAACATAAGGACGGCAGCGCGCAGCGTCAAGATAAATCTTGCGACGCCTCTCCGATTATGTAGGCGACCGTCACGCCGTAATGCCTGGCCAGCGAGCGCAACAGCTGCAATCCGGGATTGGCTGATTTGCCGCCCTCGATGTCGCGTAAGTGCTGGCCGGCGCAACCGATGGAGCTTGCCGCCTGGGCCGGGCTTTCGCCGCGGTCAACCCGCAGCTGGCGCAACCGGGCGCCGATCGCGGCGGGACCATCCGCCGGCGCCCCTATAACAGCCGAACGGGCGGAACGCCTTGGTTTCTGTGCCATGCCGCAAGATGTAGTGGCGCGGCGCGCCCCGGTCAACAACACAACATCTAGCGCGCCGGCGGCTCGCCACCCACCAGGGGGGGCGGGTCAAATCCCCAGCCCCGGCGGGGCCCGGAACCGCTCGGGGCTCAGTCGCGGAGTTTTTTTCTTCTGATGCAAACTTTCGACCTCTTTGGCGACCCGGTTCGCGAGTACCACCCCAAGGGCGGACGGCCGCAGCATGTCGCCACGCAGGAAAACCGCAACAAGGTCAGCATGTTGCTGGCCTTCGGCTGGAACAACGAGCGGATCGCCCGGGCGATACACGTCTCGCTGCCGACGCTGCGGGCAAGGTATTTTGCGGAACTGAAATACCGCGAGGAGGCCCGCGACAGGCTCGACGCGACGCTCGCGATGACCCTCTGGAAGCAGGTAGAAGCCGGAAACGTCAGCGCATTGCGCGAGTTCCGCGATCTCATGGAGCACAACGATCTGATGCTCTACGGTCGGTCGGAGCCCGCGCCGAAGCCGCCCAAGCTCGGTAAGAAAGAGGAGGCGATCCTCGCCGCGCGGAAGCCCGACCTCACCACCCCCCTCGGGCGGCTCCTGGCGGAAGACGGGCCCGGCGGAGAGCGGCTGAACTGACCGGATGAAGACCCTCCCGCCGCGCCTCTCGGTGCGCGACAACCGCCGCCTGAAGCCGCCCCCGAAGACCGCGGCCCTGATCTACCGGACCCCGGAATACCGGGCCTGGCGGGCGAAGGTCATCGGACGGGCCGGCGGGCGGTGCGAGTGGGTGGAACAAGGCCAGCGTTGCCCGAAGAGAGAGCCCGAGGACCGTATGTTTGCCGATCACCGGGTCGAGCTGAGGGATGGCGGCGCCGAGTTCGACCCGGCCAACGGCCAGTGCCTCTGCGGGTCGCACCATACGCGAAAAACGATGGACGAGCGGGCGAGGCGGGCGAATGCGTGAACGTGCCTCGGCACATCAACAATGGAAAGCAATGGCGAAGGAGATGATCGCCCTCATTCCTGACTCTGGCGCGGTCATTGCGGTGATCACCAACGAGATCGGCCGGTCGGTCAAGGAGGGTATCAAAGAACGGCGCGGCGCGGCGTTGGCGCGCCGTTGTAAGACAATCGCGGTTTCCAGCGCCGGCGATTGCGACAAACTCCTGGGCCTGCGCGGCCAGATCGTCATCGACTCTTCCGTTGTGGCCAACGTTAAGCCGGAGACGCTTATTCGACTTGAGCGGGTCGTCGCCGATATTCGGGCCGCGAACCCAGCCTGAAATGCCGTTGCTGCGGGCCGGTCGCTACTCCGGCTTCCTGGCTTGGTATCCCGGACGGCCTACGGAGTCGAACCGCAGACTGCCAGACGAACTCTCCAGCCCTAAGCTGCCCCGATGAGTTACAGCCGCTCTCCGGCCTCTTGCGTGTCTGCTTTCCACGCCGCCGCAGCACCCAGACGTTCAGTGAGGCTGATGAAGTTGTCAAGATTGCAATGTGGGATCTGAGCTGCCCCAATTGGGAACAGCGGCTGCGAGCCGGCCGGTCGCTGATCCCCGACCTGCCGCTCAATGAGCACCAGGCGGCGCGGGGTCTGATCGCGTTTGACGAATGCCGGCTGCCTGATGGGTTTGTGAGCGCCGACGGTCCGCCGCGGCTCGGGGATGCGGCCGGTCAATGGTTCCGGGACATCGTGCGCGCCGCCTTCGGGTCGTGGGACCCGGTAGCGCGCGAGCGGTTCATCCGCGACATCTTCTGTCTCGCGCCCAAGGGCAGCTCGAAAACGACCTATGCCGCGGCCCTCCTCCTCGCGGTGATGTGGCTCAACAAGCGGCGGAACTGCCAGGCGATCTTCGTCGGCCCGACCCAATCGGTTTCCGACCGTGCCTTTGAACAGGCAGCCGCGATGATCGAGTTGAGCCCGGATTTCAGGAGGCGGTTTCATCCGGTTCACCACGAAAAGACGATCATCGACCTCGACTACAACGTCGAGGGCAAGGTCAAGACCTTCGATCTCAACATCCTGACCGGCGCCATCCTGATCTTCGCGATGATCGACGAGTTGCACCTCCTGGGGCGCAGCGTTCATACCACGAAGGTGTTGCGGCAGATCAGGGGCGGCCTCGACAAGACGCCCGAAGGTCTCCTGGTCATCACCACAACGCAGAGCGACGAGATCCCGACCGGCGCCTTCCTCGACGAGCTGATTTATGCCCGGAAGATCCGCGACGGCGAGTTCCGCGGGCGCGAAATCCGGCCGATGCTGCCGATCCTCTACGAGTTCCCGCCGGACATCGCGCGCGATCCTGCCAAATGGCAGGACCCGGAAAACTGGCCGATGGTCATGCCCAATCTGGGCCGTTCGACCCATTTGCGGGACCTGATTCCGGATTGGAACAGCGAAAAGGAAAAGGGCAACCATCCGGCGCGCATCTGGGCCTCCCAGCACCTCAACATCGAGATCGGCGTCGGCATGCGCACCGATCGCTGGCCGGGGGCGCAATACTGGGAGAGGCGGGCCGACCCGAGCCTGACGCTCGACGAGGTGATCCGGCGCTGCGAGGTCATCGTTACCGCCGGCGACGGCGGCGGGCTCGACGATCTCCTCGGCCTCGTTGTCCTCGGACGCGACCGCGAAACGCAGGACTGGCTCTGCTGGTCCTACGGCTGGTGCTTCCGGAACGTCCTCGAGGACCGGAAGTCGATCGCCTCCTACCTCCTCGACTTCGAGAAGCGGGGCGAACTGACGATCTGCGATGTCGACCCCTGGGTCGAGGAATTGTCGGAGGCGATCCGCGGCGGAGATGTTCAGGCCCAGGCGACCATCCGGGCGCAATTCAAGACCCGAGGCTTCCCGCGCCACATCACCGAGTTTGTCGCGATCGTCAAGCAGATCAAGGATCTGGGGCTGCTCTACTGCGTCGGGCTCGACCCCGAGGGGCTGGGCCTCACGGTCGAGGCGCTGAAGCAGATCGGCGTCACCGAGGAAAACAAGCTCCTCGCCGGCATCGGGCAGGGCTACCGGCTGATGAACGCCTTGAAGACGACTGAACTGAAGCTGCAGCACGGAATGCTGTGGCACTCCGGCTCGTCGGCCATGGGCTGGTGCGTCGACAATCTGAAGATCGAGCCGACCGCTACGGCAATCCGGGCAACAAAGCAGAACGCGGGCGACTTGAAAATCGATATCGCCATGCCGCTGTTCTTCGCCGCCGATGTGATGTCGCTCAATCCGACGGTCGAGGGGTCGATATATGACGATCCTGCATATTGGCCGGCGAAGGAGGAAACAATCGGTGTCTGGTTGGCGTGATCGCGTCGGTGCGGTTTGGAACCGGTTAACGGGGGTCGCACGGCCGGCGCAATCCTACCGCTGGGCAATGCGCTCCCTCGCCGGGACGACGATCACTCACGAGAACGCGTTTACGCTCCCGGCATTCTATCGCGGGTCGGCGCTCGTTTCCTCGGCGATTGCCCAGCTCCCGTGGCAGGTTTACCGGCGAAAGCAGGATGGGGGGCGGGAGCGCTTTGCGACCCACGCCGTCGAGTGGTTGCTGCAGACGGCGCCGAACAGTGAAATGACCGGGTTCGCTTGGCGTGAGACAGCGGTGCTGCATGCTCTGACGGCGGGCAATCATTATAGCGAGATCGAATTAAACAATGCTGGCGGCGTGGCGAACCTCTGGCCGCTGGTGCCGGAACGTGTTCAGCCGCTGCGCGATGATGCCGATCGGCTGTTCTATCGCGTCTGGAACCCGCGCGGTGGGTACAACGACCTGCCGCCATCGAGCATCTTCCACCTCCATGGGATGGGTTGGGACGGGATCAGCGGTTTTGACACCGTGGCGCTCGCCGGCGAGTCGTTGGGCTCGGCAAAGGCGATGGAAGAATACTCCGCCGCGTTCTTCGGCAATGGCGCAAATGTCGGTCTGGTCGTCAAGCTGAAGAATAAGCCGTCACCCGACGGCATGGACCGAATGCGCGAGGAGTTCAACCAGATCCATGCTGGCCCGCGGAATTCGCACAAGGTTGTCTTCGGGGAGATCGGCGCGGAGATCGAGCGTGTCGGGATGTCGCCGGAAGAAAGCCAACTGCTCGGCGCGCGGCAACACCAGATCGGCGAATCATCGCGTTGGCTCGGTGCCCGGCCGCATCTTTTGGGGGACCTCAGTCGGGCGACGAACAATAACATCGAGCATCAGAGCCGGGAGTTCCTGCTCTACGACCTGATGCCGTGGGTCCTGCGGATCGAGCAGGAAGCCAACCGCAAGATGTTCGGTCAGAACCGCGGCAATTTCTACACAAAGATGAACGTCAACGCCTTCCTGCGCGGCGACATGCAGGCGCGGGCGCAGTTCTACAAGGACTTGCTCCTGAACGGGATTGCGACGGTCAACGACATTCGCGAGTTGGAAGATTGGGACCGGATCGGCCCCGAGGGCGACGTTCATATGGTTCAGGTCCAGATGACCGATCTGAAAAACGTCGGGAAGCAAATGCCCGCGGCAACACCCGTGGCGCCGGCCGATCCTGCGCCGCCAAAACCGAATGGAGCCGCCAATGGCGCTGGGGTATCGCGTTAGCGCCAAGGGCGACCGCAAAGCCGAGATCCTGATCTATGAGGATGTCGGCGAGGGGTGGTTCGGCGGGGTGTCGGCGAAGCAATTTGCTGTCGACCTGAAGACTCTCGGTGAGGTCAAGACTATCGATCTGCGGATCAACAGTTATGGCGGCGATGTGTTCGACGGCTTGGCTATCTATCGGCTGCTTGTTGAGCATAAGGCCGTGGTGATCGCGCACATCGATGGTATCGCGGCCTCGATCGCCTCGGTGATCGCGATGTCCGGCGACGAAATTATCATCGCCGAAGCCGGCGAGATTATGATCCATGAAGCGTGGGGTATCGCGATCGGCCCGCCGGCCGACATGAGGGCTGTCGCTGACCGGCTGGAGGCTGTGTCGGCAAGCATCGCCGATGTTTATGTGTCCCGCACAGGTCAGCCGAAAACTCAAATTCAAGAGTGGATGAAGGCGGAGACCACGTTTCAATCGGCCGATGCGGTCAAACATGGGTTTGCGCAGTCGATTGCGCCGAACTTGAAATTTGCCGCGCGACAAGAACTGTCGCGGCTGCATTGGCGTCGCGCGCCTCCGCACGCCAATGACGCCAAGATAGACGCGCCGCTGCGGCTGTCGGCCGAGGAAGAATTGAAACGTATGCGCGCAACGCTGGAATATGCGCGCATCAACCAAAATCGCGGCGCCGGATCCTAAAGCTATCCCGCGATCCCGCGCCGTGAGGCGCAACCCGAAAGGCCCGTCGTGAGACGCGCCAGTCCCTCAGAAGGAAATCAAAGATGCAAGTACGGCAGCATGTGCCGGCGAGCGTGCTCGCCGTGCTCGCTATGGGGGCGCCGCTTGGCGCGGTTATTCTCGCCCAGGACGATCCCGTCATCCACAACTTTCGCGATAAGCAGGACCAGCTCCTTGCGGCGAGTCAGTCCGTTCTTGATCGGGCGGCGGCGGAAAGTCGCGAGCTGACCAAGGAAGAAAAGACCGAGGTCGACGAGAACCAGACCGACTTCGAGCGGCTGGAGGGCGAAATTCAGACCCGGCGGCGTGTCGCGGCGCACATGGAGGTGCTGAACGCGCCGGTTGGGCGGGTCACCGACCCGAACGAACCGGACTCGGCGCCCGGTGCCGACCCGGTTCGCCCGCAGAACCATGCCCAGCCGCAGCCGCGGAACCAACAGGCGCCGCAGCCGCCGATTTTCCCGCAGCCGCGGCAGGGCACCGCCGGGAACCACGGCTTCCGCAGCCTCGGCGAATTTGCCAATGCGGTGCGGATCGCCGGCTGGCGCGGCGGTGAGACCGATCAGCGGCTGATCCGCAACGCCGCGCTATCGACCTATGGCAGCGAGGGCGTCGGGGCCGACGGCGGGTTTGCCGTGCCGCCCGATTTCCGCCCGGCGATCATGGAAAAGGTCATGGCGCCGGAAACTCTCCTCGGGATGTGCGACAACCAGGAGACCGCCTCCAACAACATGAGCTTCCCAACCGACGAAACGACAGCCTGGCAGAGCACCGGCGGCATTCAGGCGTATTGGGAAGGCGAGGCCGCAGCGATCACCCAATCGAAGCCGGCGCTCGGGCAGGTCAATCTCCGGCTGCACAAGTTGACCGCGCTCGTGCCGGTGACCGAAGAGCAGATGGGCGACGTGACGCAGATGGACAGCTACCTTCGCCGCAAGGGGCCGGAGAAGATCGATTACAAGGTCAGCGACGCGATCTACCGGGGTTCGGGCGGGGGGATGCCGCTCGGCGCGCTCCTGTCGCCCGCGCTGGTGACTGTGGCGGCGGAGACCTCGCAGCCCGCCGACACGGTTGTCTCGGCCAACGTCTTCAAGATGTGGTCGCGGATGTATGCGCCGTGCCGCCGCACCTCGGTCTGGCTGATCAACCAGGACCTCGAGCCGCAGCTCTACAGCATGACGGTCAACGTCAGGAACCAGGCCGGCACCGAGAATGTCGGCGGCTCCGCGGTTTACATCCCGGCCGGCGGCATCAACGCCTCGCCCTTCGGCCTCCTGATGGGGCGGCCGGTCATCCCGCACGAGGTGTGCAGCGCGCTCGGCGATCTCGGCGATATCATGCTCGCCGATTTCACCAAATACCTGGCGGTCACCAAGGCCGGCGGGGTGCGCACCGATACCAGCATCCACCTCTGGTTCGATCAGGACGTGATGGCGTTCCGGTTCATCTTCCGGCTGGCCGGTCAGCCGTGGTGGAGCGCGCCGATCGCCCGCGCGAACGGCAGCAACACGCTGTCGGCATTCGTCACGCTCGCGTCTCGATGACGGCTGGCCTGAGGTAGCGGTGCCGGCCCTGGCGGGCTGGCCCGCGCCTCGTCTCTCTGAAATTCAGACCGAAAAGGAACGGTCCCATGAACAAGTCCCTCCTCGAACAGATCCAGATCGTCAGCGGTTTCGCGCCGGTCGAGATCACGACGGCCCGCACCGCCGATGCCGTGAGCCTGAAGAATTACGGCCGATGCCTGATCCTCTTCCACAAGGGCATCGGCGGGGCCGGCGAAGACCCGACGTTGACCCTCCTCCAGGGCACGGATGTCGCGTTCGGCACCAACAAGGCGCTCGATTTCACGACCATCCACGTCAAGCAAGACCCGACCGCCCTCTCCGATGTCGGGCAGTGGACGAAGGTCACGCAGGCAGCAACCAACACCTATACCGACGCGACTTCCGGCGAGCAGGCGGCGGTTTGGGCCATCGACATCAAGGCGGAGGATCTCGATGTTGACGGCGGCTACGACTGCATCCGCGCATCGATCGGCGATGTCGGCTCGGTGTCTCAGATCGGGGCGCTCGAATACCTGCTTTACGAGCCGCGGTTCGCGGCGGCGCCGGAAAGCATGCCGTCGGCCATCATCGACTGAGCGGGTCTTTCTGACTATCCCGGCGAGGTGTTTTGCATCTCGCCGGGCCTGGCCTTATTGCAAAGGATCATCTGCCATGCCGCGCGTCCGTTTCACCGCCGATCCGGTACTCCCGCTCGACTGGAGGCATCTGCCCTATCGCGAGGGTTACGAGGCCGACATGACGGCGGACCAGGCCAACCGCTGGCTGCGCCGAGGCGTTGCCGTGATCGTGCCGGAAGCCACGACCATGCCGGCGCGCCGTCCTGCGGCGGCAGATCATTCCCCTACCTCGCGCTCTGGCGCGGAGCCGGACACCACGACCGGCGCCGCGACCGATACGGTGCCGGGGGGCGGTTCGGCCGGCAGCGGCGGACAGGTGCTCAGTTCCGGCTCGGCGACAAGCAGCGGCAGCACCGCATCGGTCGCCGGCGCAGCGAGGGGGCGTTAGCGTTTTAGCCGCACGCCGGCCCCGGTGAGGTGACGCGGTGGGGCTAATCTATGTCGCGCCGCGTCACTACCACATCGACAACCAGACCCCCGATTGGCCGATGTGGGCGCCCGATCGATCTTTCGACGGGCTGACTGTCGCAATCATCGGCGGCGGCCCAGGTATCGCCGATCTTGATCTTGATGTTCTGCGAGGGCACCGCTTCATTGTCGTGAATTCGGCTTGCCGAAAGGTGACATCGGCAGCGACCGAAGACGATTTCTTGCTCTTTCAGGATAATGCGTGGGCCGAGCGGTACGAAGACCTAATCCGCGGCTGGCCCGGCGTGGCTGTCACCACAAATCGGCACGCGAAAGCAAGATTGGGCGATCTGGTGCGCCGGTTTGACGTGCTGGTGCTGACGGAATGGATCGGTGCCGCGCCAGATCACGCGATGGCATCGAGCGGCCATGTTGCGGCGTGCCTTGCTGCGAAGATGGGGGCCAGACGGATCGTTCTCGTCGGGTTCGAGTGTGCCGCAGTCGACGGTCGGACGCATGGGCACGCCGATTATCAGATGCACGACCTGGCGCCGTTCGGGGAGCGGTTTCTGCCGGGCTGGCGCGGGCTGGCGCAGGCGTTTGATCGGCGGGGTGTCGAAGTTATCAATTCCACGCCGGGGTCCGCGATTGCGGAGTTTCGTTTTGTCGAGCTCAGCGAGGCATTGAGGTGGAGAAAATGTTGAGTCTTTCGGTTAATTACGGAAGCCCTGTAGAAGGCGAAGGCCCGTCGTGGCGGGAGTTGCCGAACGGTGCGCGGGTTCACTCGACCGCGATTGTTGGGTTTCAGCCGATGCGCGGCAAGGCATTTGCAAAACCGATCGACGAGAACCTGCGACCTTTCTCCGGTATCGCCACTGGCGTCGTGATCGGCCCCTACGCGATCATCTATGCCGGCGCCACGATCGGCGAGGACACGCAGGTCTGCCCCTATGCGCACATCCGCGAGGGCGCCCGGATCGGCAAGCGCTGCGTGATCGGGGTTGGCGTCAGGATCGGCTATGACGCCGTGATCGGCGATGATTGCCAGCTCATGGACGATACGCACATTAGTGGGGGCACCGTGATCGGCGATCGGTGCTTCATCTCGGTTCAGGTGCTCGCGGTCAACGATGATCGGCCCCGCGGCTACAAGTGGAAGGGCGTTACGCCGGCCACAATCGGAGCGGACTGCGTGATCGGCGCGGGCGCGCGGCTTCGGCCGGGCGTGGTGATCGGCGTCGGCGCGACGGTGGCGATGGGCGCGGTCGTGACGCGCGATGTGCCGGTCGGCGCCACCGTCAAGGGCATGCCGGCGCGGGTCGAGGCGCGATCGGCCGAGGATAACGGCCCCGCCTGTGGCGCGCTGATGGGCTTCCTTTCCGATGACGACTTGATCGCAGGACTGCCGCGGCGTGTGTACCCCGACGATCCCGGCGGCAGCATCCCTCATGTTCAGGTCTGATCTCGTTATCGACAATCGCGGCTATCCGGCGACGGTCGTGGCCTTTTCCGGCCTCGCGCCACGCAACCATATTTTCGAGTGGGCGACGGCATTGTCAGGTTTCCCAGCCAACTTCATCGGTGTGCGCGACCCCGGCGATTGCTGGTATCGGCGCGGGGTCGCCTTCACCGCCGCGTCGCTCTGGGTGGCGCTGGCGGCAGTCGGCGCGAGATGGACGGCTTTCGTCGGCGGCTCGGCCGGCGGGTTTGCGGCGCTGATGTTCGGCCGCATACTCGGTGCCGACCGGATTATCGCGCTCTGTCCGCAATCGGCATGCGGGCGGGTCAAGCGGGCGCTCGGTGACGATCGTTGGCCGCTGTTCTGCCGCAACACGCCGGCGGGCGACATCGCGGGCGCGTACCCCAAGGCGATCATCCACTACGCGGCAAACGATCCGCTCGACGCGATGCACGCGGCACGGCTGGGCGCTGATATGAGGGAGTGGCCGTCAGGTGGGCATGACCTGCCGCGGGCGCTGAAGGATGACGGGCGGCTGCCGGAAGTACTGGCGGAGGCGCTACGGTGAAGGTGGCCCCTGGGCGTCGGATTTCTACCGACCCTCACTTGCGGCACCGATCACTCGGCGCAGGCGTGACCTGCTATGCGCCGCCTCCTGCGCTCTAGCGGATGAGCTATCCCAGGGACTGAAAATGATTATAGCGAGTTTCTTTGCCCCACGCGAGGATCGCTGGGGCTGCGACTACGATGCCCTGTTGATGCTGCTCGACGCGTCATGTCGGCGGTTCGGCCTTCGCCACATCGTCATCAGCGACAGCGAGCGCCCGGCGCCGTTGGAAACCGCGCGGTTTGATCTGCCGAGCAACCTCATGCAGGCGTTGCTCGACGGACAGCGGCAATTCCTCGCCGCGACTCCGGGGCCGGTGCTCCTCGTCGGCGCCGACTGTCTGCTGACGCGCGATCCGCGCCCATACCTCGCCGGCGACATCACGATCACCACGAGCCCGACGTTTTCCGACTGCGAGATGAACACGGGCGCGATCTGGTGCGCGGATGGGCCGGCGTGCGCGCCCGTTTGGGAGGCTGCTGTGGACTGGAGGCCGACAGAGTGGGGAGATGACCAGACATCGCTCTATGCCTGCGTTCGGGCGTCCGGGCTCGACGTGAGGCGCATCCGGGCCGAGGACGGGAATTGGGCACCGGCAAATGTCGATGATCCGGCGGGGATGCCGGTTGTTGTGCATTTCAGAGGCCGGCGGAAGGCGTGGATGGCCGATTGGGCTGAGCGGCATCTCGGGCTGGCGGCGTGACGCTCGCTATATCCGTCCCCGCCACGACGCGGACCCTGCTAACCCCGGCCCAGCTCCGAGCGGCGGCCGGCCTCGCCGCCACCGACACCTCGCGCGACATCGACCTCGCGGCGATCGGTCTGACGGTTGCCGACATCATCTGCGGGTCCGGCGGCTGCAACCTGGTGGGCGACGGCATTACGCCCGTGACGCTGCGGCAAGAGACGCTGATCGAGACGTTCCGGTACCCGGTGCTGCGCCGGCCCGAAACCCCGGATGGCCCGGCGCCGTTAAGGCTGGCGCGGCGGTTCCTCGGCACGGTCGCGGTCGTCGAGGATGACGAGACCCTGGTTCTGGACACCGATTTTGAGGTCAATGCCGGGGCGGGCTTGCTTTACCGCCTCTCCAGCGACCAGCGGATCATCTGGTCGGCGAACCTGGTCGTGGTGACCTATCAGGCCGGCTTCGCCACGGTGCCGACGCCGCTCGCCGATGTCGCCGCCGAGATGGTGGCGCGGCGGGCCGGCGCCAAGCGCGACCCGATGATGCGGAGCGAGCGCACCGAGGTTCCCGGCGCCTGGGCCAAGGAGCAGCAATTCTGGGTCGACGCCACCGTTGCGTCGGATATCACGCTGGACATGGCCGAGAAGCTGTCGCAATACCGATCGTGGAGGGTGTGGTGAAAGGGATGGTGAGACCATGAGTGCGACAAACGCCTTTGAGACCAGCCTGCTCGGGCTGATCATCACCAATGCCGCGGCGACGAATGTCGGCGATGCCGGCGGGCTGTTGCCCTCGGCCTCCGCGGGAGTCTTCTGGATATCGCTGCACACAGGATCGCCCGGCGAGACCGGCGATCAGACGACCTCCGAGAGCGCCTATACCAACTACGCGCGGCAGGACGAGGCGCGCGACACGACGCAGTGGACCGTGAGCGGCAACACCGCCGACAACGACAACGCGATCGGCTTCCCGGAATGCGGCGCGACCGGCTCGACCGTGACGGATTTCGGTCTGGGCTCCGATTCGTCCGCCGCCGGCAATCTGTTCCTGTTCGGCGCGCTCACGGCGTCGCGGATCATCAACGAGGGGATTACCCCGAGTTTCGCCGCCGGTGCGCTTGATATTAGCCTGGATTGAGGAAGAAATGGAAGAAGGGAATGATTCTAGCGAAGTTATCGCAACGATGGCTGAGAGCCTGAAGACTCTGACGCCATGGGCGGCCGAACGATACCGCCCGAAAACAGCCGTCGTCAATAACGCCATCCTCCAGCGCCAGCGCATCGCCGTCGAGAGCGAGGGCGCCGATGTCGTCATGCATCTCGGCAATATCGAGGTGCGCCCTACGAGACGGCGCTCCTGTTGTCGCAGTGGGTACTGATTGATTGTCATGGTCGCCATCGTCAGATGACGCAGCAGCGGATCGACGAATTGCGCGTGCCTCCCGTAATAGGTGAGAATTACCTAGTTCCGACCGTCCTGAGCCACTGGCGAGGACAAAGAGCCTGGTGGCCCGTCATAGGCCCGATGCACAGCGATCCCTCACTCGGTGTTGAGTGTCTGCATTTTCACATTGATGCGAGGTTTTTGACTGCCGCGCAGTGGAGATCGTGCGGCCGTGGAGACCATTGGCGGACGCGGAACACAACAGTGATGGTGATGCTGGTTTCGGAGAAGCCGAGGTTGGAATGGCGGCGTCGGCAGTGCCGGTTTGACGTCGCTGGTTTTGCCCAATGGTCATACGCGCTGCGGCCACTATTTTTCCCCGAGCTCGAAAAGACCTACGCCGGGTCCCGGATCTCGGTCGGACGTTACGGTCGTCCGGTGTGTCCTCATCAGGGCATGCCCTTAGGATCGTGTCCGGTCGAGAGCGATGGCACGATTGTTTGCCCGCTGCACGGGTTGCGTTGGCATGTCGATGGCGGCCTCGCCGCGTTTTGGGACTGATTTTCATGGTCGCCATCGTCCGAAACGAACTGCTGACGCAGCAGCGCATCGCCGTCGAGAGCGAGGGCGAGAATGTCGTCATGCATCTCGGCAATATCGAGGTGCGGCTGCCCTACGAGACGGCGCTCCTGTTGTCGCAGTGGGTGCGGATGCGGGCCAAGGAGGCCAAGCGCTTCGCCGGCGACACCTCGCACCACTGGAGCCTGATCGGCACCCTGCATGACGCCTCGCGCGGCCCCGGGGTGACGCGGGGATAAGGGGTGGCCGTGCCGCCGCCGCCGCACCGGTGGATCGTCTGGTACGACGACGGGTCGTCGTTCACCGACCGGGATGGCGAGCCGCACGAGGCGCCGCGCTGGGGGGTCATGTGCATCGCCGCCTACTCGGCCGATCACGGGCGGATGATCTGGCACGGCACCGATTACTACGTCTGGGACACGGAGTGGATCAGCTGCGATTTTGTCGGGCTGATCGACTACCTGACCCGTCCGGGCAAGGAAAAGACGGTGCTGATCGGCCGCCACGTGTCGCCGCGGACTTTTTACGCCATCTACAACGCGGCCGATAGCGACCCGCGACTGCCGCCGCGCAGCTCGCGGGACGCCTTGGAGCGCGCCGAGCCTAAACCATGACGGTAGCGGTTCTCTCGCAATCGCACTTCCGGGTCCGCACCGATGGCGGTGCCGTCGAGGATACCCCGACCTGGGGCGCGAACGAAGACGCGGACTGGTCTCAGGCGGCGGACACCAACATTCGCGTCCGCGTCACGATCCAGGAAACGGCGGGCGGCAACCCGGCGGCGCACACCGTCAAGCTGCAGGCGAACCACGAAGGCGGCTTGTTCTTCGATGTCACTACCAGCTCGACCATCGTCAAGGCGGTCGATGCCGGCACGGACGCCGATGAGGCGGCGGTCACGACGCAGCGCTTATCGGGAACGGGCATCTACACGGTCGGACGCTATTCCGAGGATGGCTCGACCTCGACCGATGTCGATCTGGTCGGCAACCGCAACACCGAATACGAGTTCGGGCTTCAGATCGTCGACGCCGACACGGCCCCTGGAGAGACGATAACCCTGAAGGTCGTCGAGCTCGCCGGTACGGCGATTGCGGCGACGGTAGTGCCGTCGATCACCGTTGCGGCCGGCAGCGCGGCGCTGGCGGGCGTCGCGGCGCTCGGCTTCGCCCCGGCCGCTTCCCTGGCTGGCGCTGCCCCGCTGGCGGGAGCATCGAGCCTCGCATTCGCTCCGGTGGCCGCTCTGACCGGGGCGGCGCCGGTCGCCGGCGCGTCGGCGATGATTTTCTCGGCCGACGCCGACATCGGAACGACCGCGGCGCTGGCCGGGGATGCCGGGCTGATCTTCGCGCCGGCCGCAGGGCTGGACGGTGCGGCGACGCTTGCCGGCGCCTCGGACATCGCGTTTGCCGGGTCTGCGGCGCTCGATGGCGCTGCCACCCTCGCGGCAACCGCGGGGATGGCATTCGCTCCGCTGGCCGTTCTGATCGGGGCTGCACCGGTCGGCGGCGCGTCGGCGATGATTTTCTCGGCCGATGCCGACATCGGAACGACCGCGGCGCTGGCCGGGGATGCCGGGCTGATCTTCGCGCCGGCCGCAGGGCTGGACGGTGCGGCGACGCTTGCCGGCGCGTCGGGCCTCGCGTTTGCCGGGTCGGCGGCGCTCGATGGCGCGGCCACCCTCGCGGCAATCGCGGGGGTGGGGTTCGCCCCCGCGGGGCTGCTGGCCGGCGCCGCAACCTTGGCCGTTTCGGCAGATTTCGGTTTTGCTCCGACCGCCGATCTGACGGCGGGGGCCGGCGGCGATCTGGCCGGCGTAGTTGCGCTGTCCTTTGTCGCCGCGGGCGGGCTGATAGGAGACGCAGCCCTCGCCGGTTCCGGCGATCTGGTCTTTACGGCGGATGCGGACCTGGCGGGCGCCTTGCCGCTGGCGGGCGCCGCGGCGCTGAATTTCAGCCCGGCCGGAACCATCGGCGGCGCGGGCGCGCTCGCGGCGGCGGCTGGTCTGGGCTTTTCGCCGACGGTGGCGCTGGACGGTGCCCTGACCCTTGCCGGCGCCGCCGATTTCGGCTTCGCCGTGGCCGCCGGTCTGGCTGTTGCGGTGCCGCTCGCCGGTTTTGCCGGCCTGGGTTTCGCGCCGGCGTCGCAACTGACCGGCGCGGCTGTCTTGAGCGGAATCGCCGGGCTGAGTGTTGCCCCGGTCGCCGATCTCGCCGGGGACGCGGCGATCGGCGGCGCCTGTGAGTTGATTGTCTTGTCAACGGCAACGCTGGACGCCCTTGCGCTTGCCGGCTTCTTGCCGTCGCCGGTCGCCATTGCGGCGCAGGCGGCAACACGGCGCCCCGGCAGGTTTCTCGGCCGGGCGGAGATCAGGCCGGGCGCCCGCGAGTCGATCGCGCCGCAGTGGGGCGCATTGAGGAGCCTCGGTCACCTCGGGGCCCGCCGCAGCCGGCGATGAGACAGGGGGCGCGATGAGCGGGATCTACAATCTCGGCGACCGGGCGATAACCGCGGCGCTGACCGACGAGGTTATCACGTCCGGCGTATCGAGCCAGGGCGTCGTGCAGGAGTTCATCGACGGGCTCGACTGGATGGCCGCCGCGACGCTGTTCTGCAACCTGACCTATGGTTCGGGCGGAACAACCTTGATCGTCATCGTGCAGACGTGCCTCGACACGGTCAATTGGATCGACATCGCCCGGTTCGACTTTGCGACGGCGGGCAAGGCCAAGCGCGCCAACCTCTCGGGGTTGACCCCGGTCGCGGTCGCCGATGTCGCGGTTCTCTCGGCGGAGGGCGTGCTCGACGGCATCCTCGGCGACCGGCTGCGGGCCAAGTACACCAGTACCGGGGTCTATGCCGGCAACACCACGATCAGCGTCCGCGCCGCGGTCCGATGACGCTGGCGGACGAGATCAGGGCGGACTATCGCCGGGCATTCGATGAGGTCGGCGAGGTGGTGTACATCCGCCGGTATACCGGCGCCGGCGCGAACCCGCCGTTCTTCGATACCGCGGCCAAGGGCCGGGTCACCGGCTATGAGCCGCACGAGCTGATCGGCACCATTCAGCAGGGCGACCGGAAAATCGTCCTCCTGGCGGACGATCTGATCGATGCGCAATTTGCGCTGCCGGTGACCACGAACGACCGGGTTGTGGTGCGCGGCGAAGCGATGGCGATCATGGCCGCCGATGATTCGACGCGGCGGGTCGCCGGCGTGCTGGTCGCCTACGAATTGCAGGTCCGGGGCTGATGCCCTGCGTCTGCGCCACATGCGGCTGCCGCGCCGACCGGCCACCCGGCCGGCCCGGCGAACTCCGGGTGCTGCTGTGCGCCGATTGCGGCGCCATGCTGTGCCCGCGCTGCGGTAGTCACGATCTCTACGGCATCGTCGACGGGATCGTTCTGGTGGTGTATTTGGTAGTGTCTCAGTTTGAATGTAACAGCCCTTGACGCGGGTGTCGCGCTGGCCGTTTCGTTCCCATATGCTACCGGAAAGCATGGAGCGGAGTGGCATGAGGCACGATCAAAACATCGTGGTAGGCGGCACACTGGACGGGAAACGGGCGGTATCCGATCCGCTGTCCGCGAACGAGGCGATCTTTCGGTTCCATTCTATGCGCGCGCAAGGCTACCCCCTCCTCACCATGACGGATGCCGAAACCGGTCAGGACTATGATGTCGGCAAGTTCATGGCCGCCAATCCGCAAGGGAACCAGTAGCCATGCCGCGCGGACCCCGAGGCGAGAAGCGCCCCGCCGACGTGATCGGCGCGGCCGTCAAGGTCATGCGGATCGCGACCGGCGAGGAAACCGAGGAAGTCGATTCGGCAAAATCTGCGGCAGCCGCGCTTGGGAGCCGAGGCGGCAAGGCACGAGCGGCGGGAATGTCGCCAGAAAAACGCCTAGAAATTGCCAGAAAAGCTGCGAAAGAACGCTGGCGCAAGGATCGCTCTTGATCTAAGATCAATTGGTTGTTAACGGGATGGCTCCACGAGAGGGGGCCGGGATGGCCAAAGGTGGCGAACGTCGGAAGGTCAAGAATTTTCCTCATGAGGAGACGTGGTTGCGCGAGTTTGTCAGCTTCCACGGTACCGATCGCATTACTCGCTTCTGCGAGGATGATCTTGGCGGCGTGTCACTAACCAGCATTTTTGGTACTGCATCAGTTACAATGAACGAGATCATGCAGCATGACTTGGCCGGCAGCGGTCCTGTTGCAGGTCATTACCATGCCAAGTCTATCGGTTCTCCGTTCGAAGTGTACCTGACGAACGGCTTTGAGATAACGCCTGACCCGGCGTCCGGGAAAATGATGACGAGCATCACCGATCTGCCTGGGCTTATGGCGGCGATCGTACAGTCGCGGGTATCGCACCCGCGCAAGTTGTCCGGAGCTGATTTGAAGTTCATCCGGTCAGCGCTATGCTTACAGTCGAAAGCTCTAGCGCGCGCGCTAGAACTTACCCCGGAGCATTACAGTAGGTGCGAGACTGGGCAAAAGACCATGTCTATAGCAACTGAAAAAGTCTACAGGGGATATGTTTTCGTCGCCAGCGTTCTGCGCGACAAGAATATCTTAGATGCGGTGCGCTTGGGACCGAGGAAAGAGGTGACGCCAGACGATGCGCAAAAAGCATTGGAGGCTATAAGAAAGCTGTTCTTTGACTTGCGGATCAGTCCTGTTTTTGATGTGAGCGAAGAATTGAAGTTCGTTTTCTCGCGACGCTGCCCCGATGAGGGGAGGCCGTGTGGGGACGATGACGCGCAATGGAAGAATGACCTAGCGCCGCTCGCAGCGTAATTAGTCCAGCAACCTTTCAACCTTTCAGCTTTTCGCGATGTTCCCGGATCAGGAAACTGCGCGGACGTATCTGGAAGGGGGAATTATAGCTTTTGCATAACAGGTGCTAGATATGGTAGACGACAGCCGACAGGCCGGGGCGGATGAGATTGAGATCACGGAGGCTATGATCGAGGCGGGCGCGAATGTTCTTTGCTATACGGCTGGGGAGGCGTCGAGAGAATTTCAGGCAGAGGCTGTATTCCGGGGAATGTTATTGGCCCGTTCAGCATGCCCTCTTCAAGAAGGCAGTCGAGCAACCACAACCTAGTTTCGAGACCGCCGATATCGTCGGCGACGCGCCGGAGATCGGCGAGCGAACTTGGAAATGGTGTCGGCTCCGGTTCAATCGCTTTCCGGCTTCTCCGCGCCAACGGCGGGTCAAGGCTACGCGAAAATGTCCATGCATGGACAACCGTATTACGGTTTTGCCGGCACCTATCGTAGAGCGCCAGCGCATTCTTGATCAGGGCGAGCCCATCGGGGTGATAGCCTCGGCGAAGCGCGAACGTATGGATTTTGTCGCAAATCGAGACATCCCCTAGATCGTGTGTCATACCCCACACGTCTCGGCGCGATAGTTTAGCGACGGCAGAGAGAAGCAGGAACAGCCCTAACTCGCACCGGCCCCAGCGAAAGGCAATGACGCCGATGGCGTGCAACTTGTCGGCTGGCAGCGGGGAATTGGCCTGAATCCACGGATCGGTGTTAAGATCACTCATGGTCCCTCGCGACAAAGCCAAGCCGCCGACAGCAGAAGAGATCGAGCTACGGCCTGACGGCTGGGAGCGGTTTAGAGAAGCGGTTCACGCGGCGGCAAAGAGCGGGCCGAAACATCGCGGCGAGCCGCCGACAAAGACGAAAGGGCGGCCCCCACCACCGAAGGGCCGCGTTCGTAAGGGCGCGGCACGCAGCTAAGGCCGAACAGCAACGCATTTTGCGGTGATATTTGACGGCGCTCCCGCCTTGGCGACCGCGACGGCTTCACTTCGTAGCGCCTCACAAGCCGCCATGGACGGTAACTGCGTAATAGTCATAGTGGACGACTGCGCCAGCACGACAATAAGAAAGACCAGCATGGCTACGCTCCGATCATCGACGACCGCGTATAACCTCGAGTTTTTGATCTGGCCCGATGGCGAGCCGTCGCCGGGCTTCGATGTCAACAGCCTGTTCATATGGCCGGCGGGGCTGCTCTACCCCACCCGGCGGCTCAATGTTGTTCGCCGGGCGGCGGCGAAGTCAGCACCTCAGCCATCTGTAGATCGTCCGGGAACAGAGGCTTGAGATGCTTTAGCATCTCACCGGCCAGGGTCAAGGCAGCCACCCCCCCCCGCGCCGCCACAGCGGCAGGGACAATAGCCCGATGTCGCTCGACACCGCCATAGCCGCGATCTGGCGTTTTCGATGCGACTTTGAACATTGAGGACCCACCCCGTCACTCTCACGCTGGTTGCCTAGGACAAGGGACCTGGAACGGGGTGAGCCTCGCCGGAGACTATAAAGCATGTCGCTCGACACCGCCATAGCCGCGATCCGCGCTCGCGCCGAGAGCCTATGGCCGGCGCTGGAGGCAGCGGTGCCGATGGCGTTCCCTAACGAGGCATTTGCTCGCCCGCGCAGCGCTGCCGGCGCGCCGCTGCCGTTCCTGGTGATCGAGGTCCGGTGGAACGGCGGCGGGTTCATGTCGATCGGCGCCCCCGGCTACAACCTAGCGCGTCGGCAGGGACATATCTGGGTCTTCGCCTTCATCCCGCAGGGGACCGGCGAGGCCCGCGCCCACCAACTCGCCGCGGCGGCGGCCGGCATGTTCGAGGGCCAGGATTTCTCCGGCGTCGTCTGCGAGGCGATGATGCCCGGCGGCCAGGCCGACGCCGAAGAGGGGCTCTATTTCGGCCAATCGGCCGCGGTGCCGTTCGATTTCGATGAGACGGCTTAATCGGCCGGCGCTTTTTAACCGTCTTGGCCCCATTTTACATTAAAGAATTCGCGATCGGAAAGTTCTCGCGTGCGGACGAGATCGAGCCCAAGCGAACGCAGCGCCGTTAGCAGGCGCTCGGCATCAGCTTCCGAGGCTTCATAGGCATCGTTGCTCATCTTGCAGGATGTGTCCCAAACAGCCCAACCGGACCTGGATGCTGCCCACAGCAGCTGTTCTGCAACCGAAACGTCTTTTTGCCGGAGGTGAGAATCTTTCGGCATGTCGCTCTCTCCTTGAGGTGCGGTGCCGTTCGCCCCATCCTCATCCATTATCCGTCTCCTTTTTGGCGAAGAGGGGCCGAAGAAGGCGATCAGAGCGTAGGTGCGTGCGCTCCACGTAATCCATCTCTTGTGACGCCTCCTGTTCGCTTTCGTCCCAAAGCCAGCCGCGCAGGATTTCCTCGATCGTCCACCCGGTCGTGTTCGGAGAGCGTAGTAATTCGGCCTTCCGAGCTTCATAGGCGATCAGCCCTTGCGGCGAAAGCATCTGGCGCGCCGTCAGATTGAGTTCTTGCAGATCGTCCATCTGCTGCTCCTTCCGTTCAAGTGACGCACGATACCCCAACCGACGAGGCAAAAGCCATGCGCTACCGCGTAATCAAGACATTCGCGACGCCCGGTCACCGCTTTCATGCGGGCACGGAAGTCGAGGGCGGCGATATCGACGGCCGGATCACGCCCGAGCGCTGGGTCGAGCTGGGGAGGCTGGAGGCTATCGGGGCGCCGAAGAAACGGGTCGAGCCGGAGTCGACGGCGGCGCCACCAAGGGCCGCCCCTGGGCAACCCGCACCTGCCCGCGGCGCTCAACCCTAACCCTCCCCCGAGGCGCGGTTATTCCAATCACAGGAGCCCGGTCCCATGCCCAGCACCAATACGTTGCAGATTGCCTCGGTCGAGGAAGTCACGCTCGGCACGACCCCGACCACTCCGCGGATGCGGCTGCGGCGGGTCACCGGCGAGAGTTTGAACTATACGCCGATCTATCTCGACCCGGGGGAGTTGCGGTCGGACCGGATGACCAGCGACGAGCTGAATGTCGGGACGCAATCGACCGGCGGCATCAATTACCCGCTGATCTACCCCGCGGCATCCTCGCCGAACGATTCCGACATCAAGTCGGCGATGTACAATACCTGGACGAACGCCCCGACGCGCGACAACGACGGGGATGACGACAGCGACATCGCCGACGTTGCGACGGCCGGCGAGGTGGTAACGGTGCTGACCGGCGACGCCTTCGCCGTGGGGCATCTCGTGAACTTCACCGGGTTTGGCGTCGCCAACAACAACGGCGTCTTCCGCGCCACGACGGCATCGGCGACCGTGCCGGCCTTTGTCGGGTCCGGCATCACCGATGAGGCGGCCCCGGCGGCGGCGGCGAAGATGGAGGTCGTCGGGTTCGCCGGCGAGGCTGGCGACATCACGGCGGCAGCTGCCGGCCTGGCGTCGACCGTACTGGACTTCACGACATTGGGCCTCACGGTTGGTCAATCGCTGAAGATCGGCGGCACCGCGGCCGGCGACAGGTTCACCGGCACCGCGGCGGACAATGCGTGGGTGCGGATATCCGGCGCGATCACGGCGACCGCCATTCCGCTCGACAATCTCCCGTCGGGGTGGGCCATCGATGCCGGCGCGGGCAAGACGATCAAGGTGTGGTTCGGCGACCACATCATCAACGGCTCGACCCAGCTCGGGCAGACGCTCGAGCGCGGGTTCCTCGGCCAGACCGTCCCGACCTATATCGCGCAGGCCGGTCTCGTGGCGTCGCAATACCAGCTCAATTACGTGGCGCACCAGGACATCAAGGTCGCGGTGACCTATCTCGGCATGGGCGGAACGCAAGGAACCGTCGCGCTCGATGCCGCCCCGGACGCGGTGCTGACCAATGCCGACTACCCGGTATTCGCATCGAGCGCCAATGTCGGGCGGGTCGGGGAGGCCGGCGCCACCTTGACGGGGCCAAATTTCGTCAGGGAATTCATGGTGACGATCAACAACAACGACACCCCGATCGATGACATCACCACTCTGGGTCCCGCCGGGATCACCGGGCATGAAAGCACGGTGACCGGCACCCTGACTCCCTATTTCGGCGACAATTCGCTGCTGACCAAGTTCTTCGCCGGCACGGCGACATCGATCAGCATCCGTGCGACCAAGGGCAGCCAGGCGTTCATCGTCCAGATCCCGCGAGCGATCTACAACGGCGGCGGGTCTCCGAACAGCTCGGGCAAGAACCAGGACCAGATGCTGCCGCTCAACTTCAAGGCCAGCAAGGACGAAGCGCTGACGAACGCCCAGATCTGCTTCGACCGTCTGTCGTATTTCGAGGCGTAATCCAACACCGTAACCCCGCGCCCGGCAGCGCGGGGAAACGACCCCTGGCCCGTCACTCTAGGGCGAGGCCCAGGGGCACGCGCGTGCGAGGCGGGGCGCCTGCCGGGGTGTCCCGCCTCCCCTTCCGGCAGAAGGAAAACTAGAGACATGGCAATCAACATCAATTCCCTGCGTGCCAATCGCACTCGCATCGACGAAGGCGATTGGGTCTGGATTACGGCGGTCCCCGGTCTCGAATTGAAGGTGCGGGGGCTGAACTACGCCCCGTTCGCGGCCGAGCACAGCGTCGTGCGAGGGCAGTGGCGTCGCAAGTATGGTGACGCCGCCGATGCGCCGCCGGATGTTGTCGGCCCGGCTCTGGCGAGGCTGTGCGTCAAGCATTTGCTGCTGGATTGGCGGGGTCTCCAAAAGGAGGACGGCAGCGAACAACCCTACGATCGGGAGATGGTTCTTCAGCCCGATTTTTCAGCAATCGTCGACTATACAATATGGGCCGCGGCCCGGGTGTCCGAGATCGAGGCGGAATACGTCACGGACACCTCAAAAAACTCGCCGTGCTCCTCCGTTGGCGGCTCGAAGACGGCGGCCTGATCGCTGATTGGAAAGCCGATCTAGCCGAGGAGGAGCCGGATGCCGCCGCGCATTTCGCCGCCAACCCCCCACCCCAAAAGCCTGAAGAAGCCTTCGTCCCAGCCGGCGCGGAATTCGCGTGGGCGGCTTTCTGGCGTCTGCATGGCGACCGGCCGCACATCATCGAGGGGTCGGTCATCGCGGCGGGGATGGGCGGGGCGACGCTGATCGAGCCGCGGCCGGGGCGGATTCCGTTCGGGGCGATCGACCGCTACGCCCGGCGGTTCGGGATCGATGGGAGCGCGTTCGATTTGTTGCTGCGTTTCGTCGACGTTCTCGACGATGAGTTTCTGGCCTGGGAGTCCGAGCGGGCACGGCAGCGGGCGGCGGCGAGGGGTTAGAGCAAAATCCCCTGCCCGGTAACTGGCGGACCTTAGCGAAGCAGTTGTTGAAGCTCCGGGGGTAATGGCGTTGGTGCTTTCTGGAGGTCACGGCAAAGGTTTTCTGCTGCCTCAACCGCAATCACCGTCATTCGCGTGCGTTCGCTCTCGTCTTTAAACCGACCAGCCGCCGCCCAAAACTCCCTGATCTGCCGCTCGGTCAGTTTGCAGCGGTCGTCACGAGGGGCTGGCCCTGACGTGGCGGCAGCGCCAGCGAAGACCAGACTCACAAAGCCAATGACGAACAGAGCAGATTTCATGTGGGCCATCGTCGGCACGCCGACGCGCAATACGCAATAGGAAATCAGGGTTAATGGAATCGCGGGATAGCTGAAATGGCCCGTCTTCAAGCCTTTGCTCGCGAGGTCGACGCCTTCACGCTCGGGCTGGAGGGGACCCGCGTCGAGATCATGGCGCGGGCCGCGCGGCAGGAGTTCGCCAAGGCGCAGGCCCAGAACCGCGCGATCCTCGGGCGCGACCCGCCGTTCGAGCAATTCGTCGACGGGCACAAGGGGGCTGCGCTGGAGAGCGTGCAGCCGGGCGGCACGATCGTCTACCTGTTCGATGTCGGGGCGAAGGTGCTGGCCGATGCGGTCGATTATGCCGCGGTCGTGTTCTCGCAACTGGCGCCGATCGGCGGCGGGCCGCGCTCGCCCCGAGACCCGCATCCGGGCCTCTATGCCCAATCGCTGATGCTGTTGGTCAACGGGGTCGAGCGGCCGTTTGTGCCCGGCGAGGGGCCGATCGAGTTTCAGGCCGCCGATGTCGTCACTCTGACCAGCCTGTTGCCGTACAGCCGCAAGATCGAAGTCGGACACATGAAGATGAGCGTGCCGAACGGGGTCATGCAGCGGACGATGCAAAGCGTCCGGTCGCGCTTCGGCGGGGTGCTGAACCTCCGGTTCACCTTTGAGCATTATCCGGGGCACCTGGTCGGCCGCACGCGGACGGGCGGGGTGCCCAAGACGATAAAGGATGTGAAGCGGGCATCGTCCTACCCGACGATCGTGTTCAGCGTCAAATAGCCATGCCGCTCGTTTCCGAAGTTGTCATCAAGGACGGCGCTTCCAATGTCCTGGCGCGGGTTGCGCAGGGCTTGGACTTGATGGCGGCTGCCGCGGGTCGGGCCGGGCTTGCCGAGGATGCGGTAAACGACAAGCTGGCGAAGTCCACACGGGCTTTGCAGAATTCCGCGAAAGATTTTGAATCGCTGAAGCGGGCCGTCGATCCGACCCACGATTCGATGGTCCGGCTCGCCGATGCGCAGACCAAGCTCCAGCGTGCGGTGTCGCTGGGGACGGGGAGCCAGGCCGAAGCTAACAAGATCATGGTGTCGAATGCTGCCGCTGCCATTGCTTCCAGCAGCGAATACCGGAAATTTTCCGAGGTTATTGATCAGACAAATCGCCGGCTCGTAGCTCAAGTGGCGGTGCTTGAGAGCACGGCTGCCGCACAACGGTCAGGAGCGGCTGCCACGGCGGCACAGGCACAGCTTTACAATCAGATTTTAACCATTACGGCTGCTTACGGCACCGAAGTCGCCAGGCTGAGGGCGGAATTCAATCCCCTCGCAACAGCGCAGGATGCATACCGCGCGAAGCTCAGAGATTTGAATGCTGCAAATGAGGCGGGCATTAGAATACAGGGCGGGTACATCGCTGCTTTGGAAAAAACCAAGGCCGCGTTTGCGGGTCAGGTGCGAGGCATCCTTTCGCCCGTTGATCCCAATGCCGTCAAAGAACAAGAACGCCTTACCGCTGCGACGCGGCGTTATGAGGAGGTGCTTACTCCCACTCTGACGGCCGAGCGTGCGTACAAAAAGGAGATTGCCGGGGTCGATGAGGTCGCGAAGGCGGGTCTGATCACGACCCAGCAACAGGGATTGCTCCACCAGCGCTACAGGGCGGCGTTGACCGCCACTACCAACGCGATGGGCGCTTCGACGGCGGCGACCCGCAACATGCAATTCGCCCTGACGAATTTATCGTTTCAAATCAACGATGTAGTGAGCGGGCTGCTCATGGGGCAGGCGCCGTTCCGGATCTTCGCTCAGCAAGCCGGGCAGTTCTACCAGATAGGCCAGCAGGCGCCCGGTATTTGGGGGACTTTGGGGACGACGATCCGCGGCTGGATCACGCCGATGACGGCGGCTGTCGCGGGGCTCGCGGCGCTTGCCGGCGGGTTTGCTATATTGCTGTCGCGCGCCAGCGACAACGCGGCGATGCTGCGCACCTTCAACCTGACCTTGGAGGGCACCGGCAAAAGCGCGGTGACGACGGCGGCAAACGTCCAAGCCGCCGCGCGTGATCTCCAGCGGCTCGGTGTGACCCGCGCGGAGGCCGAAGCGGCACAGGCGGTGCTCTTGCGCAATCCGTCCCTGAACGCGGCGCAGACCAGCGCGATCGGGACTATCGGCGCCAATGTCGGCGCCCGGCTCGGGCTTGAGCCGGTGGCGGGGATCGAGCGGTTCACGGCGGCGGTCTCCGGCGGCTTGGAGAGCACGATCAAGTTGGGCTTCGCCCTCGGCGCGCTGTCCGCGAGCCAGGCGACGGCGGCACGCGACCTGGCGCGCACCGGCGGCGCCCTCGAAGCGCAGAACCGGATCATCGACACCATCGCCAAGAACATCGAGGGAGCCCGTAAGGAGGTCATGGGTCCGGCCGCCGAGTCGATAAAATCGATCGGCACGGCCTGGGACGAGATGCTCGACAAGCTGAGCAACACCGACGCGATTCAGCGCGCGCGCGACGCGCTCGTTGGGATGATGCAGGGCATCGCCAATGCCGTGACGGGCGGAGAGGCGCCGCAGTCGATCAGCACAGCCGGCGCGGTGGGGGCATGGATCGGGCGCAATGCTCTTGATGTCGGCATGCTTCCGCTGAGGGCCGTCGGGACGGGGGGCGCCGCGCGGACGCTGTGGAACCTGCTTCCCGATCTGGGCGACCCGCGGGCCAACCAGCTTGAGTTCGCCGGTGCGCAATCCCGTCGGGATATCGAGGCAGGTGGGACCGGCGATGTCAGCGCCCTATGGGCGCAGCAACGAATGGGCGCCATTCCCGAAGGGTCGGTCGAGAATATCCTGGCCAAAAACAGGTTAGCCGGGATCGTGGGAAGGCTCACGTCGCCGGCGAATACCGACCTCGCGTCGAGCGGGATCGGCGGCGGGATCGCGGTCCGCTCGGACGAGCAGATCGCCGATGTTGCCAAGGCAATCTCAAATCTGAAGAAGGAAACGGCCGAAGATCTGGCAATCCAAAAGCTGTGGAATACCGAGCAGGACGTAGCCCGTGCCCGGCTGGTCGAGCGGAACCGGCTGATCGGGCTCGGCGCCACCGCGACGGAGGCGGAATCCGGCGCCACGATCGCCGCGACCGCGGCGCGCGCGAAAGCGAACATCGAGCTCGGCAAGGAAGCCACCCTCGTCGAAATGCGGACAGCGGGAGAACTTCGCCTCGCCGAGGCGCTCAAGGCCGGCGAAGCGGCGGGGCTCCGGGTGGCGGCGGAAGAACAAGCGCGGCTGGAGGTGCGCCAGCGGGGCGGCGACGTGGCGCGGCGGACGCAGGAAATCCTCGACGCCAACACCGCGCGGCACACGGGCGAGCTGCAGCGAGGCATCAATGACAACCAGCGCCGGGTCGAGATCCTTCGGGTTGTGGCCGGGCTTCAGGGCGAGACGGCTGATACGATCGCCCGGCAGGTTACGCTTCTCCAGGCGCGGCAAGAGTTGGAGCGCCGGGGCGTATCGCTAACGAGCGAGATTGGTCAAAACTACCTGAAATCCGTCGACGCGCTGTCGCAGGCAAACGTTCAGCTACAGGAAGCCCAGCGCAATCAGCAGCGCCTCGACGACGGCATCCGCCAGATCGCCAGCACGGTCGAGAACACGCTCGCCCGCTCGATCGAGGACGCCTTCTCCGGGCGCAAGGTCGAGGATTGGGGCACCCGCATCAAGACGATGCTCGGGTCGATCGCGGCGCAGATTTCGGACGCGCTGTTTATCCGGCCGCTGCTGGGTTCGCTGATCGGCGCCCTTGGCTTCGGCAGCGCGGCACAGAGCTTCGGCAGCTTCGGCGGGCTCGGGAGCCTCTTTGGAGGCGGCGGCGGCGGCGGTTCCGGGCTGTCGGTCACCCAGACCGGCCCAAACACATTCTCGTTGAGCAATGCATCAAGTGCGCTGTCGATCGGGAAATCATTCTTCGGTGAAAGCTCACCGGGGCTGCTGCCGGATTGGCTGGGCGGCGGCAACGGACTCTTCGGCAACGGGGGGATCTCGGGTTTCTTCAACAACATCGGCGGCAGCCTTGGCTTTGCCCAGCCTGGGGCCGGGCTTTCCGGCATCGGTTCACCGTTCTCCTCGACGCTCTTTGGTCCGGGGAATCCGGCAGCCACCGGATCGCTGTTCGGATCGACGACGTTCGGCTCCTTCCTCACCGGTGCGGGGGCGGGCTTTGGCGGCGGGATGCTCCTCAACAGCCTCCTCGGCGGAAATACGTTCGGCGGCACGGTCGGATCAGGCATCGGCTCGCTCGCCGGCGCGGCAATCGGCTCGATCATCCCCGGCATCGGGACGTTGATCGGCGGTCTGCTCGGCGGTCTTGGGGGTGGCGGGCTCGGCGGACTCTTCGGCAACTCGAAGCCGTCGAACTTCGCCTCGGGCGGGCTCCTGACGCTCGGCGCCGGCGGCGGCGCGATCACCGGGGTCAATTCGTCGGGCAACGCGCAGAACGATCAGGTGTCCAACCAGATCCTGAGTTCGGTTCAGCAGTTCACGCGGGGTCTCCTGCAGGCGCTGCCCGGGTCGTCGGTCTCGGGAAGCCTCTACACCAACATCGGGTCGCGCGACGGGCTGATCGTCGGGGGGCAGATCGGCAGCGCGAGCGGCGAGCTGAAATTCGGATCGGCCCAGGAGGCGGTCAGCGCGATCAGCCTCCAGATCGCGAAGAGCCTGGAGGGCGTGTCGGCCGCCTTCAAGCAGGGCATCGGCACGCTGACCGACCCCTCCGAGATCCAGGACTTCATCGGCTTCATCGCGATCTACGACAACATGAAGACGGCGGCCGACTCGGCGTTTTCCTCGATCGTCGCCGACACGCAGAAGATCGGCCCGTTCAAGCAGGCGCTCAACGAGATCGGCGCGATATTCGACGAAATCACCCTGAAGACCCAGCAGTACGGGCTCTCGCTGGCGCCGGTAGTGGCGGCCGAGGCCGAGGCGATGCGCCGGCTGGTCGACGATCACAACAAGACGATCGCCGACGCCATCCTCGGCATCACCGACCCGTTCAAGCTGGCGCTCGACCAGGTGAAGGCGGCCAACAAGGCGATCCTCGACGACGCGATCGCGACCGGCGCCAACCGGGTGCAGGCCGAAAAGCTGAATGCGCTGACGCTCGACGCGCTGTGGAAGACGCAGGCGCAGGGGTTGATGCAGTTGAAAGAGCAGTTGACGACCGGTGGGCTGTCCGGGCTGACCGGCGCCGCGTCGGTGACGGCGGCCAACGACAATTTCCAGCGCACGCTTGCGCTCGTGCGGGGCGGGAACCTGTCCGAGGCGGCCAATCTCGCGACGGCCGGGCAGGATGTGGTCGCGCGGTCGACGGCGGCCTACGGCAACGCCCCGCAGACGGCGGCGATCCGGGCGGCGGTGCTGGCGGCGGTCGAGGATGTCCTGTCGCGCCGGTCGTTCGCCGCGGGCACCGAGAGCACGCCGCCGGGGTGGGTGCAGGTGCATCAGGACGAATGGATGTACCAACGAGGCGGGGCGACGGTCCTGCCCCGCGGCGAGGCCCCGGCGCAGACTATGGGGGCATCGAACGCCGAGGTGGTCGCGCTGCTGCGCGAGGTGATCGCCCGGCTCGACGGCGGCTTAAAACTGACTCAAGCCGTCGGCGTCGAAACTGTCGGCCAGTTGCGCGCCATCACGTCGAACACGGGGAAGCCCCCGCCGCTGACCGAGACGCCGCGCAGGAGGGTGGCATAGATGGCCGCCGCCAACGCCGCCGCCGAGACGACGGCGACAACCGGGCTCGGCCCCTATGTGCTTGGCGGAGCGCTGCCGGGGTCCGTCACGTTCGCATCGCGTGTGGCGAACGGCACGGTCCGCAGCTACCGGGTTACCGACCGGCGGCAGACCGAGTGGGTCAGCGGGCTGTTCTCGAGTGCATCGAACAGCCTGAGCCGCATCACGATCGAGGCCAGCACGAACGGCGGCGCGCCGATCGATTGGGGCCCGGGCCGGAAATTCGTCTACCTCGATTCGGATGGGGCATAACGAGTGGCCGTTGTCGCATCAATCGGATCGGGCAACTGGCTGACCGCTGGTACATGGGGTCTCGTCGACGCGGCGAGTTATTCCAACAGCGAGGCGAGCGGGGCCGTTCCCCCTACGGCTTCGGGCACGACCTCGCGATCGGCCGCGTTCACGCCGGCCGCCGGAACGATAGACGCCTTCGGGATCAAGTTCCGCAACCGCACCGGCACGACCGGGACGATGACGGTCGCGATCATCCTGTCATCCGACAACAGCGTTCAGAAGACCGTCACCGTCAACATGACCGATCTGCCCGAGGCAACGACAGCCGGGCTCGACGGCGGTTGGATCATCTTCAAGCCCGCTACCGGCCTGGTGGTCGACGGGATCACGGCCTACAAGATCGACGTAACCACGTCATCGGCCAACCAGGCGACGGTGTATTCGGCCTCGGGCAATAACTGGTCACGGCTGCTGATCACCGATACCAACCAGGCCCCGACAACGGGCGACGACGTAATTGTAGCGGGGAGTTGGAACTCGGCGGCGAGCGCCAACGCCTACGTCGTGACGATGGACGAGACGGCGGCGACCGACTACGGATCGGACACGACTTCGACCGTCACGCCCGCGCTGGCGATCTGCCAGAACGGCACGCTAACCTTCAAGGACACGTCCGCCGCCAATCCGCTGTTGCGGCTGTCGGGCCACGCGATTGTCTATAGCGGCGGAACGCTCAACATCGGCACGACCGGAACGCCGATCCCGCGGGACAGCGTGGCCGTGTTGGAGTTCGATTCGACCGTCGATGGCGGCCACGGGCTGATCGGGAGGAATGGCTCGACAACCAACATCCAGGGGCTTTCCAGAACCAGCGGCAACAATACCGTTTCGTGCAAGCTCAACACGGATGAGGCGATCGACTCAACGAGCCTGGGGGTAGATACCGATACCGGATGGCTTGATGACGACCAGATCGCGGTTGCGTCAACGACAAAGACGGTATTGCAATCAGAGCTTGGGGCGCTGAACGGCAACGCAGGGGCGTCGAGCCTGACGGTAGATGGATTTGCCGGGGCTGGCGGCGGATTGGCTTTTGCCCATTCAGGTACGGCGCCGACACAAGCCGAAGTCATCAACATAACCCGCAACGTTAAGATTCGCAGCGTTTCGTCAACACTCATGGCCTATGCGAATTTCAACGCGACATCGATAGTCGATATTGATTGGGCTGAATTCTATTACCTTGGGCAAAACAGCACGAACCAACGTGGGGTTGAAGTAAACACAACGACCGGCTCGTGCTCAATACAATTCTCGTCTATCCATGATACCGAGGATGGAGCATTTACGGTAGTTGGCTCTGTAACCGATAACATTACGTTCGCTAATAACGTAATGTGGTGGGTATCCAATGCTAGTATTATTAGAGGCGTTACAGTAGCTGTAACTACGGGAACGAATATTGTTATTGATAATAATATCATCATAGGCCGTAGTGGCTTTGAATTTTCTGATGTGGGAATAACAGTAAATAACAACACCGCGGTTTCTTGCGCCAGGGGCTTTGAGTTTCAACAAGGTGCGACGTTGGGACCTAATAGCGGAAATGTTGCGCATTCTAATTCGAATGAAGGATTTCTGTTTGAGATTTCGGGAATAAATGGAACTGTTACAAATCTTACAGCATGGAGAAATAATCTTCAGGGTATAGTTATTGAAAATCGCGCATATCCCCTGATCTTTGACTCGCCTGTGCTTTTTGGTAATGGGGGGAACATACGAATTCTAAGCCCAATAGGCGGGATTGTTTATTTAATAAATCCGGTGCTCAACGGAGACACGTCGTTTCCTGTCTCGAATGGAATTGCTTGTGATGGTTCTCCGGGGATATTCATTCTCGACATCGTGAACGGCGACCTCTCGACGGTCAGCGGGATCAAGACGGCGCACACGACGGACATCGTTCTCGGAACCGGCACGCAGCTCAGGATGACGAACACCAAGCTCGGAGCGGCAACCCAACTTTCGGGAGTGGAAGGTCTGATTAGCGAGGCGTTTGTTACGTCGCAGCGACACAACGGAGTTGCGGGGGATCACCGAACCTATGTCGGCCAGGGTGCGACGACTGGGGCGCTTCGCACGGACAGCGTGATTTCCCATACCGCTTCTCCGTCGCAGAGATGCACGCCGACAAGCGCGAGCGTCAAGCTGGAAAGCGCCCTGAAGCACCGGGGGATACTGGCTCCCGTCGCCGATACGGAGACAATCACGATATCGGTGTGGGTGAGGAAGTCGATCGCCGGCGACGCCGGGGGCGTGCTCTACGCCGGGAGCCAGCCGCGCTTGATCCTAAAGTCCAACCCGGCTCTCGGGGTCAATGATGACGTGGTGCTCGACACGATGACGGTTGCCGACGACTCGGGAGATTGGGAACAGCTCACAGGCACGACCGGGGCGGCGACCGACGACGGGGCGTTTGAGTTCGTGGTTGATTGCGACGGCACGAGCGGCGCGTGGATCAACGTGGATGACTGGGAATTGGCCTAGTGCCTGACGGCGATCAAAAGTTCTGGTTTAATGGCTCGCCGGTTTTCTCAAATAACGAAGGCGTGGATCAGAAGTTCTGGTTTGAAGGCCTGCCGGCGCAGGGTATTTTCCCTGCCGCGATCATCCCTGTCCCGATAGTCCCGCCAATCGCGGTTATTCCAAAAACCCTGGTCGCCGTCGAAATCGACCTGCACGACGGCACGGTGGTCGAGACGCTGCGGCTGGCCTCCGGCCTCGTCCCGCTGGCCGCGACGGTCGATGGCGTCCGGGTGCAGTACGACCCGCGGCTCTATGTGCCGCTGCAATTCGGCACGCGGATTTCCGGCGAGCAGTACGGCGAACCGCTCCGCGGCGAAGTCAATGCCGGGCAGATCGACTTTGCGCTCGACGAGACGATCTGGCCGAAACTCGAGTACCATTGGAAGGGGCGGGCGCTCAGGGTCTACCTGGCGGCGCCGGGCGACGATCACGACGATTTCGAGCTGGTCTTCACCGGCCGGGTCGATGAGCTGACCCACGACACGCTGACGGGCAAGATCAAGACGCTGGCCGGCATCGCCGCGCTCGACGGCCCGATTGTTTCCGATCTCTACGGCGACGACGCGCCGGAAGCGCTGCGCGGCCGGCCGAAACCGGAGCTGCGGGGCGAGCGCAAGTGCATCGCGCCGACGCTGATCGACGGCGTTGCGCAGATCTACCAGGTGTCGCGGCTGCCGCTCGCCGAGATTACCGAGGTCAGGGTCGGCGGTGTTCCCTGGCAGGAGGCGGCGAGCCCGCCCGGGGATGGCGAGTGGTCGGCCGACCTCGCGGCGGGAAAATTCCAACTCGGCCAGGACAGCTTGGGCATGGAGGTCCGGTGCGACGCTCGCGGCGCCGATTGGGCGACGCTGACCACCGCGGCCCTGATGACGGCACTCGTCACCGAGGCGGGCGGCACGGTCGACACGGCGGCGATGGCGGCGCTCGACGCGGCGGCACCGTACCTGATCGGCTTCTACACCGGAACCGACCCGGTAAACCGTTTCGACGGGTTCGATCGGATCATGGGCGGGCTCGGCGGCTGGTGGACGGAACGCATGGTGGATGGCGCGGTTACCGCCGGTGTGCAGGCGGACACCACGACCGCGAGTCGCACATTGACGGCGCTGTCGATCGGCGCGGCGAACCAGACGCAGCTCGTGCCGCCGGCCTGGCGGATCCGGATCGAGCATTCGGGCAACGAGCACCCGCAGACCAATTTCCCGCCCGATACGGCGGTGAGCGAGGCGGATCAGCAGAAGTGGCGATCGACCGGCATCGCCGTGGTGGTCTTTGAGGATGCATCGATCAAGACGGCGGAACCGCTCGCGGTCGACGTGCCGCTGATCCCCTCGCTGGTCAACAACGAAGCCGACGCCCTCTCGATCGGCGCCCGGCTGATCCCGGCCTGGACCGTCGCCCGGAAGCTCTACGAGGTTGTGGACCGCGACAATCTGCTGGCGTCCGACGAGATGCCGGCGCTCTACGACACGATCGGGGTCCAATACCGGATGATCAACGCCGTCGCGCGGGTGCATTCGGTGCTGCGCTCAGTGGGCGGCGGGGCCAACGCGGTGCAGCTGTGGTCGGAGCAGCTGCCAACGGCGGCGCTCTATGCCATCGCGCACCCCGGCGCCCTGACCGAGGATGACGGGTTCGCCGTCCTGTTCGAGGACGACGTTGTTACGCCGCTGACGGAGGACGCCTGATGTCGGCCTTGAAGGCATATGTCCCGACGCGGCCGACGCAAAGCCCGCCCTACCCGGACACCGGGTATTTCGTCTTCATCAACGGCGGCGCGACCAGGAAGATACCGGGCGGCGGATTGCAGGCCGCGAGGCGTCTCACCACCAAGACCCTGAACTACACGCTTCTTACCACGGACGCGGGCAACGTATTCGACAACACCGGGGCCGGCGGCATCGTGATTTTGACGCTTCCGCCATGGGTAGCGGACCCTAATCTGAAGTTTTATTTCATGGTCACGGCGGCGCAGATGCTGCGGATAAAAGCCCCGTCACCGGCGAAGATCGCGAATGACGTGACCAACAGCGCCGCGGCCGGGTATATTCAGAATAATCAACCCTTTTGCGCGCTTTGTTTGGTGCCGACTTCTGTCGTCGACCAATGGGCTGTCGAGAGTGCAACCGGCAACTGGGGTGTGCTTTGATGAAATCGAGGATCATCGCTGCTCTTGGCTTGCTGGCCTCGCTTTGGCCGGTTCCTGGGCTGTCGCAGACGCAGGTCGTCAACTCGTTTCCCGCACCGCTCGCTTTGAATTTGGGTGGACTTGAAGCCGATCTGAGCGCGACGGGCGGTGCGGGGCAGGTGCTCAAGCAGGAGAGCGCGGGCGCTGCTATTACGGTCGGGACGCTCGGAGTTTCCGAGCTTTCCGGCCTTGGCACCGGAGTCGCAACCGCATTGGGAATAAACGTTGGATCAGCGGGTGCCTTTCTCAAGAACAATGGCGACGCGCTGTCCGGTACGTTCAGCGGCGACCCGGATTTCAGCGGTACGGCGATCGTCTTGTCGGGAGCGGCAAGCGGCACGCAGGATCGCTGTGTCGGGCTGACTGCCGGAGGGGTTCTCGCGACCTCGGCGGGGGCGTGTGCGGCCGGGTCTGGTGATGTCGTCGGGCCGGCGTCCGCCGTAGACGACCGCATCGCCGCGTTCGACGGCACGACCGGCAAGCTCATCAAGGACGGCGGTATCCTGACGAGCGCGGTTCTCGTGTCGGGTGGTGCGCTCGGCACGCCGTCATCAGGGGTCGGGACGTTCCTGACCGGGACGGCCTCGGGGCTGACCGCTGGCAACGTCACGACCAACGCCGACCTGACGGGGCCGATCACCTCGACCGGGAACGCGACGGCGATTGCCTCGCAGACCGGGACCGGATCGACATTCGTGATGAACACCGCGCCGACGATCGCGAGCCCGGTGTTCTCGGGCACGCAGACGCAGAGCGGCACTTTCGTCGGTGGGGCTACGGCATCATTTGTTGGCTCCGATGGTTTTGCCAGGCAATATCAGTTCTATTCAAACCCCGGCGTGCAGTTCGGCAGGCACTCGGCAAATACGGCCGGCCCCGGCCTGCAGTTCACCAAATCAAGAAACGCAACGGTCGGCAGCCATACGGCGGTGGCGGCCGCCGACCAGGTGATGTCTATCCAGATGGCTGGTTCGGACGGAACGATCTACAAGGTGGGAGCGCAAATACTTGGTACGGTGGTTGGCACTGTTTCGGCGGACATAGTACCGACGCGGCTCGACTTCTGGACGATGAACACGGCCGGTTCGCTCGCGGGCCGCATGCGGCTGAACGCGAGCGGCGGGTTGTACCTCGGCACGACGATGGCCGATCCGGGGGTCAACAACCTGACGGTCGAGGGGAAAATTACCGGAACCGGCGGCGTCGCGGCTGCCGGCGGATTTTCGGTATCGCCGCGCAATTGGGCATCCTGCGGCGTTGGATCGAATGGCGCGGCCGCGGCCTTCACCGACCAGACGCCGGTCGCCACGGAAGTCTATGCCGCCGAGATATTCGTTCCCGCCAACGCGACATTGACCGGTATCGCGATCCGCGGCGGGTCGGTTGCCTCGGGCAACGTCAAGGTCGGGCTCGGCGATGTGGCAGGCAACATCCTCAAGACTTCGGCCTCCACCGCCGTTGCGGGCGCCGCCGGCGTTTATCAGCGCATCGCCTTCACCGGCGGCGCTTATGCCGCGGCCGGGCCGGCGACCTATTACGTTCTGACCTTATACGACAATGCGACGGTTCGTGGTTCGACGCATACGGAGGGCAATTGCGGCGCCGGGAAGCTGACCGCGCAGGACTATGCGACCGGGTTTGTCGCCAATGCCGCCCTCGCCCCGACCACCTTCACAACCGCTCTCGGGCCGGTCGCGAGCCTGTATTAAAGGATCCGGTTGTCACACACAGGCACTAGGAGTTGATCGATGAATGCCGCGTGCCACGACTGCAAACGCCCATATGGAAATGATCATGGTTTCCCTGACTTGATTATTCCCCTTTCGGTATGGAGAGGTATCTCTCCGAGTGGCGACGAGGGCGGTTTACTCTGCCCCTCTTGCATCTGTAAGCGTCTTCACGACGCAGGGATAACCTGTGAAGGGGCTTTTATGTCAGGACCTATCGAAACAGTTTCGCGTCCAACAATGTATGCGCTTAGGCGCGTTGAAAATCTGGAAGAAAAACTACAAAACACAAGCAGTCGTGTTCATGGGTCTTAACCGGATAGCATGGATCGTACTGATGGCGCGCCGGATTCTCATAAGCCGCCGCGACTGGCAAGGTGACGCATCGTTGCCATTGCGCGGCGGGACATGGGCTGTGCCGATCACCGGAATGCTCACCGTTCGGCCAGGAGTCGACGCCTCGCGCGTCGGCGATGTTTACGATAGCGGCTGGACGGGGTGCTGGCCTCCTCAGAAAGAGGAGTGCTGATGGCGCGCCGCATCCTGATCTCTCGCCGCGACTGGCTGCAGGACCCGGCGGCGAGCCTCGCGGGCGGTGTCTGGCAACCCGGCCTGCCGCTGGTCAACCTCATCGACCATCGCCCGCAGCTCGTCGCCGAGGCGGTGACCAACCTCGATTGGGGCTCGACCCAGTTCACCGTCGACCTGGGGTACGCCCGCATCGTCGGCCTGTTCTTTTTCGCCCAGCTGCGGGCAACGTCGCTCGGGATCATGCGGCTGCGCGCCGGCAACGACCCGGCCTTCGTCACCAACACCTACGATACCGACTGGACGACCTGCTGGCCGCCCGACGGCAGCACACCGTTCGAGGCGAACCCCTGGGGCGAGCTCGCCCTCACCCACGTCTACATGCCCGACGAGTACGAAAAGCTCGGCTATCCGCGCATCCTGGTCCCGGCGGCCCCGATCTCCTGCCGGTACATCAAGGTCGAATTCATTGATCCGACCAGCTCGACCCCGCTGCAGATCGGCTGCTTCGGCGCCTGCGAGGTGTGGGAACCGGCGGAGGACCGGCTTGCGCCCGGCTGGGAATGGACGGCCATCGACGAAAGCGATGTCTCGCGGGTTCCGGGAGGCTCGACCTATTTCACCGAGCGGATGACCCGCCGCCGGCTCAATCTTGGTTTCACGGTTTTGCCCGAGGCGGAGGTACGCAGCAAGGTGCTCGGCCTTGTACTTATCAAGGGGCGTTCAAAGCCCTTGGTAGTCGTTATGTTCCCCGACGACACGTACAATCTTGAGAAAGAAGCTATTTACGGCACGATCTCAAGGGACAGCCCGATCTCAAACCCATTCTTTGCGCTGCGGTCGTTCTCGTCGCAGATTGACCAGCTATAGCAAACCCGTTCTTCGCCCGCTACGCCCAGCCCGTTCCAGATCGACCAGTTCGATCTAGGCCGCAGCATACCGCTCAAGATAGACGATGACCTCACCGCCGAACGTATCGTCGCCGAATTTAATTCGCCCGCTGGTCAGTAAAGACCATTCACCACCCTGGGGATTGCCGGCAACCCGACCCCACGGAATGCCGCCGACTCTCACCTCGCTTATCGGGACCCGCAGAAACCGAGCATCGAAATAAACCTCGTGTTCGCGATCCTCGCAGGCTGGGCGCACCGGATATCCGATGGGGAACGGGAAAGTGTCAGCGGCGGCGAATTTAACGATCATTTCGCGCTCATCCGCACGATCGCGGGAGCGGCCAACAGGCCAAGAAGCAATCCCCTTCGGTTCATGCTGAATAGGCCCTCGCTCATCGCCTGAGCACCGCTTGGAACAGCGCGTCGATGCAATCGGCAATCGCGGCCAATTCTTTGGCTCGCGTCGCATCACCACCGGCGTTTGCCCCGCGTTGGGCGCGTTCCGCGAGGGAGCGCAACCGCTCAAGCGGCTCAAAGGTGATCCGCGGGGGTGTGGTGTCGAGCGCCACCATCCCGGTCGCGGTGAAGCCGCCCAGCGCGCCGGACGGGACGAAGATTGTATCTGTCGCCTTGCCTTCCGCCATCTTTTGTCTCTCCGGAGAGTGATCCCGCATGACAATATCGACGCTCGATGTCCACGGCAACGTAATCACCGATGCAATGTGGCGCGCGGATTGGGAAGGCACGATTGTCCTCGCTATTGAGTCAATTGTCAATTTTCAGCTTGGGATTGAAGCGGCCGGCCTGTTGCCGAAGGCGATCACCGGCCCGGTCACGCTGAGCGGCCCGGAAAGCCAGAACATCGCATTCGTGATTACTGGGACCGCGACAGCGGGGGACAAGATCACTTTCGCGGCGGGGTTCTTGGGCCTTGCGGTCATCGTCAATCTGACCAATGCTGACCTGATCGCGGGGCTGGCCGCTGGCGATACTGTTCCGATCGTCACGGGCGGCGTTACGGCGGCGGTGTGCGACGGGACAGACTTCACGCTGCACACCGGCGTCATCGGCACCGCGACCGGCGCCAAGATCATCGGCGACCTGCTGATCACCACGGACCTCGCCGTCACCGAGGACCTGACGGTCGGCGGCAGCGCCGTCATCGACGTTAACGCGAGCGTAGGCGGCACCTTTGGGGTCGTCGGCACGGCCACCTTCGACGGTATAGTGACCGCCGTCACGCTCAGCATCTCCGGGAACGGCGGCGTCGCCGGGAATCTTGGCGTCGATGGCACCCTTACCGGCGACGGGGAGGCAAACTTCGTCGGCGAGGGATCGTTCGGCAATACGGTGAGCGTCACCGCCGACGCCGCGACCGAGGCCGCGATCAACCTCGATTCCGACGCCGGCCAGGGCGCCTGGCTCAAGATCTATTCCGGCGGCATCCTGCGGTGGAAGATCGGCAAGAACCTTATAGCCGAAGGGGGCGGCAACACCGGTGGCGGGCTCGATTTCTGGGCTCACGACGCCGCCGGGAGCCTCGTCGGCAACATCCTGACGATGAACCGCGACGGCACGATCACGTTCAACACCACGCTCCTGCCGACGAGCGCCGCGGGGCTGGTCGCGGGTACGGTGTGGAGCAATGCCGGCGTCCTGACGGTCGCATGAGCTTGCGGCCGATGCTCAAGGTCGACACGACCCTCAACCTGCCGACGATCGCCACGGCTGTCGCGCTCCTGGGGTCGGCGGCTGTCGGCCTTGCCGTCATGCGGTACGACGACAAGCAGGTTCTCAACGGCCTGGCGACCGAACAGATGCTGTTGGCGGCGAAGGTCGACACCCTGGCGGCCCGCTTCGAGCAGGCAAAGACCGACGAGAAGCTGTTCACCAGTGAGATGCGGACCGCGCTCAGCGATCTAAAAACGAACCTGGCGGTGTCGAACGCGATCAGGTCGCTGCAACCTGGGGCGAAGAAATGAGGCGCGCGCTGACCCTTGTGCTGGCGCTCCTGGGCGGGTGCGCGGCGTGCCCCGACGGCCCGCCGTCGCTGTGCGCGGTGCCGGCGGATTATTTCAGCCCCGCCCCAAGCCTGCCCTCGCCCCCGCTGAGCTTGTCCTCGCGAAAGCGGGGGCGAGGACAAGCTCAGCGGGGGTCACCCCTGCCGGCGGCGCCGTCGCGGGCCGGCCTCGAGGACACCGACAGGCGGGAGCCGGCGGCTTCCCGCCCCGACATCCCCGGGCAGATCGATTGGATGAAGAGCCGGCTGGAGTACCGGTAGATGGGCGTCTGGGGTGCGATTGCCGTCGTGTGGGTGCTGTCCCTCGGGACGCCGATCGCCATCAACCTCTTCAACGAGCGCTCCCGGCGCCGCGAGAGGGCGGAGGACATCGCCCGGCAGGACCAGGTGGCGGTGAAGGCCGACGAGACCGCGCGCCGCACTCTCGCGAAGACCGACGAGGTGGCCGAGGTGGCGGCGACCGTGGCGCGATCGGTCGCGGCGGCGACCCGGACCGATGTCGCGGAGACGCACGCCCAGCTGCGGCAGATCCACACGCTGGTCAACAGCGACATGACCGCGGCGCGGCAGGGCGAGCTGGACCAGGCCAGGCTGGCGCTGATCATGCTGCGCCGGGTCGTGGCGCTGACCGAGGCGGCCGGGCGCGAGATCACGCCGGCCGAACAGTCGGAGATCGAGCGGACCGAAATGCGGATCGCGGAGCTGGAGGCGATCATCGCCGACCGGATGACGCAGTTCCGGCTCGCTGAGACGGAAACGGAGGAGCGGAAACCATGACGATCGACGGCGACGGCGCCAAGGCCTTCAACGCGGTGCGGCTCGACAGCCTGGCGAACGCCAACAAGGGCGAACTGGTCAGCGCCGACGAGGACACCGGCACCGTGGTCTACAAGGACCGCAGCGGGGAGCCGGTGACGCTGAGCCTCGGGCCGCACGCGATCAAGGTATTGCGCCGATGAGCGACCAGGCACTGAACGCCGATCTGCTGCGCGCGGCGATGGATGCGCAGGGGATCGCGGACAACGAGCTGCGCGCGGGGATCGCGGCGATCGTCGGCGGCGAGAGCGGCTGGATACCGCAAACCGAAATGGCCTATACCCGCACCGCCAACGACAGGATCCGCTCGATCTTCAAGACCGCTCTGGGGGGAAAAGGCGACGCCTTTATCGATGACCTGAAGCCCTACCCGGAGTGGTTCTTCAACTACGTGTACGGGTCGCACGGCACGGGCCGGCAGCTCGGCAACACCGAGCCCGGCGACGGCTACAAGTTCCGCGGCCGCGGCGGGGTGCAGCTCACCGGGCGCGCCAATTACGCAAAGCTCGCCGAGCTGTCCGGTCTCGACCTGGTGGTGAACCCCGACCTCGTGAACGTCCCGGAAAATTCGGCCGTGATCACGGTCGCCTACATGCGCTGGCGCTACCGCGGCGGCGGCTGGGATAAGATCAAGAAAGCTGTCGGCAACAGCTTTGGCACTGTCGACGCGGAAAAGAACCGGCTGTTCGAGCAATACCTGGCGAGCGGCGAGTTCGCCGGCCCCGACGCCGCTCCCGCGCCGCTTCATCAATCGCCCGCCGATCCGGTGGAGCTGCAGAAGGCGGCGCAGCGCGCGCTTGCCGCGGCCGGCGACTACCGCGGCGCGATCGACGGCGACCCGGGCCCGCTGACCCGCCGGGCGATGCGCGCCTATCGCGCCCGGCACGGGGTCTGAGCCGCGCCCGATGCCCCGGATCGAGCGCATCGGCGATGCGACGCTGTATCTCGGCGACTGCCGGGAGATTGCGCGAGGGCTGACGGCCGATGCAGTGATCAGTGATCCGCCCTATGGCATCGCTTTTTCGCGAGGGTCGTGCGGCAGCAAAGGCAGCATGCCGAATGGCGCGCCAAAAAATTGGGCAGGTTCCGATCGACACGCCGGCATTGGTATTGCGGGCGACGCTGGTCTCTTTGATCCGACCCCGCTCTTCCGATTCGGCAACGTATTGTTGTGGGGGGCCGACCACTTCAGATCCCGATTGCCGGAAACCGGCCGTTTCCTCGCGTGGGACAAGCTCGCGGGTAAACCGAGTTGGGACTCGTTTTGCGACGTGGAATTCGCCTGGCATTCGCTCGATGGGGCGGCGCGAATCTACTCGCATCTCTGGAAGGGTAGAAGCCCGCCGGCGCACGCGAGCGCCAGCCCCATCCTGCCCTAGCCGACGCATCCGTTCCCCACACAAGGCGCTCGGCGCTGACGATCCTCGGAACCAAAAGGAAGCGGCAATGGAAGTCGATCTCTCGCCGATCTTCGGCGCGGTCATATCGCTGTGCGCGATTGCGCTCACGACGTTCGGCACATGGGCACTGAGCCGCTTTGCCCGGAAGCTGGGCATCGAGGCGAACAGCGAGGCGATCCAGGCCTTCGACGATGCGCTCGGCAAGGCGATCCAGGCCGGCGCCGGCGCCATGCGGGATACGATTGCCGCCAAGGGCTACGATCACATCGAAACGAAGAATGCGATCCTGGCGTTCGCGCTGCCCTATGCGGTCGCCAAGTTCGCGCCGGCATTGCGCTCGATCGGCCTGGACCCCGACAATCCGGCCGCAACCGATACGTATCTTCGGGCCGAACTCAACCGCCTCTTCCCGACCGCGATGATGCCGGTCGCCGCCTCGCCGGTGACGCCGCCGGTGTCGCCGCCGGTGTTCCCGGCCGGCTCGATGACCACCGGGCAGCTCAACACCGCCTCGGCCGCGGGCTGAACCCGCGCCGCGCGTGGATCGCGGCCCCCTCCCTCTCCCCCGCCGAAAAGGAAAACTCCGATGTGTCTCAGGAAGCCGGCGCTGGCCGGCGTGATCGCTGTTGCCCTGCTCGCCGGCTGCGCCGGCATCACCGCCGCAATCGCCCGGTTCGAGGAGCGCGCCGGCCCGGCGATCGCGCGGGGCTGCGCCGAGTTCCACAAGGCCGAGGCCAACCCGCTGGTGCAGCTCGCCCTTGCCGCCGGCACGATGGCCGGCAACGCCGCGACCGGCGGGGCGGCCGGGCTCGCGGTCGCGGCGATCAGGGGCTTTGGCGAGCGGTTCTGCGCCTTGGGGCCGCCAGAGGGCGACAGCACCTCGCCCGAGGAGCGCGCCGCCTGGATCGCCGGCATCGCGCGGCAGCTGATCGCCGAGGCCGCCAAGGTCGCCGGCGCCGTCCGGTAGGACGCCAAGGCAGCGGGGCGGGAGTGATGCTCCAGGAATAGGTTCGGAATAAATCCGCCGCAAAAAGACAGGCCGGCCGGGAGCGATTCCCGCGCCGGCCTTCGTCGTTTCAGCCGGTGAATCTCTCGCCGTTCGGCATCGGCCCGTGGGCCAGCACGAAGCACCCGCGCTCGGTGACAACCGCTTCGGCTTCTGGATCAAACGCGCCGCCGTCCCACGCCATCAACTCTCGCTCGCAAAGGTTGCGAATTGTCGAAATGCGGATCGGATAGAGCGTCCCAGTCACCCCGCCGTTGACGGCGAAACCATAGCAGCGTGGAGAATCCTTGCGCTTCGCTACCCTCCCGCCCCAATGCGCCGCGCCGAAGAGAGCGGCACGCTGTGCCGGTGAGATGCTATGCCAGGTCGCTCGCGCGCCGGTGATGCCGAGCCGGTTGAGCCGCATCGCCTCGTCATATTGGGCCAGCACGTCAGGTCGGCCGGCCTCTATGATCATCTGGCGCACGGCCTCGGACTTGGCTGCGCTGTCGGCCTCAAGGCGATGGAGATAGGGATCATAGTCGGTCATGTGCGCCTGCGATGCTGCGGTGCAATCCGGTCATATTATAATGGCCACCATTTTCTCGTATATCATAACGCATTGAAACAATGGTGGGCGCGACTGGGATTGAACCAGTGACCCCTGCCGTGTGAAGGCAGCGGCCACACGACGTATCAAGCCTTTAGGTGCCACAGTTTGACGGATGTTGCCATTATTTTCCGGTCATCGACGGGGGTTTTCCGGACAGTCCGGAGAACTCGGCGAGCATGGCGTCGATCATCTTGTGCCAGCAGCCGCGAGCGTCTTCAAGCTCGGGGTCTTCTGAGCATGAGTAGAGGGATTGCTTGCCAGCAGCCAATATCTCAGGTGATCCGCTATCGACATCGCGCATCGCCTCGATCGCGGCGCGTTGTGTCGAGACATACATTTCGCGGGTTGTCGGCGGGATAACCTCCCATGACGGGAACGCGCCGGTCCCTAGTGCTTCCCGCCATTTGCCGTAGGCGGCCCGCGCTGCTCGTTCAACCATGTTGTCCATCAAATCTATGACCTTCCGTGCTTGCACGAGATGGGCGGGGAGTCCGGATATCCCCGGTCCGCGCCATTGACCCGGGCCGTCGCTATGGCGACAGCTTCGGCATGCGCCCGCTCGGCCTGTTCCCAAGTCGCGGTCCGCGCTTCGTGCAGAGACTCGCCGTCGTCAAGGATCATCGTCTCGAACGGCAACGGCGGCCCGTCGCCGCGCCGCGGGGCGCTGCCGAGAAAGACCGTCGAAACCAGAAGCGGGCCGACCATCTGGTGGAATATCGGGCTATAGATTGGGTCGGGATTTGGCTCGACCCGCTTGCCGACGAGCTTGAAGGTGTCAATCACGGTCCGGTTCCTCCATCACCTTTCCGTGCTCCAAAGCCTCGTTCGCGAGGTGCCGCACCACAGCCTTGCGCGATCTCGTCCCTGATCTCGATTGCGTGGGCATCACCGTCGCAAACCAGGACTCGGGACCCGCCGCCGGCGGTGACCAAAACAACGCGGGGCGGGTAGGTTGCCGCCGGATGCGCGACGCTGAAATGCCGCGACTTCGGCAAGACCGTGATCTCTCGCACAGTCTCGGGGTCGATGAAGTCTCCCGATATGGGAAGTTGGTAGAGTGCCATGCTAGGGATTACCTTCCGTGCTTGCCCGAGATGATCGGGGCTGTGGTAAACCGTTATCCGGACACCGCGACCAGCGGAGGCTCCGGCACGGTAGTTCTGGTGGTAGATGTCCGTCGCGGCTGCTTCCCCTTGTAGACGATCGCCCCTGTCACCCGAAGGTGGTACAGGCCGATAGCGCTGGCTACTACGTTCTCGACATGCTCGTGAGAGAATCCATGCGCGGGTGTCGCTTTAGGTGAGAAAGTAACTCTCGCCACTATTCGCCCCATTCCAGGCATCCCACGATCGTGTTTGTGAGCGGCGGACTCGGATCACGTTATGCTCGTTGTCGGACCACCGATAATATCTCGCTTCAGTCTTCATCGACTGGTATTTGAAGACGAACCCCGTTTTTACTAGCAATTCAACCGCGTATTCGATGGCTTGATACGGGGTCCATCAGTCCATGACCTTCCTGGCGGATTGTAGGGAACGATGGATGATGATGCAAATATAACTCAGAAGTACGAGCGTGAGAATGTCCGAGCCAACCCGCAATCACCCAAAGATCAACCCCAGCTTGCGCTAACCAACAAGCCTGCGGCTTGCGTCGTGAGGGCGAATCGCGAACATTTTACCCGGCGATTCCCCGACAGTTTCCGTCACGTTCTGTCGTTTTGTGTCATCTTGGTGCCTCGTCGCAGCGTCGGGCCGGGTTTCCTGGTCGCAACAATCTCAACGCGTTAGGTGGTGCTGCCAGAAAGGATTGAACTTTCGACCTCTCCCTTACCAAGCTGGTGCACTCTCTAGCCTCCCTGCGCCTTGCGTAAGGGTCCGCCCGATAATTGCCCGAGTTTTTGGCTGGCGGCACGCACGATCTCGACATCGGCGTCCTGGTAGCGGATCGAGGATTTGGCGTCGGCGTGGCCGAGCGCGGCCATGATCGTTCGGAGGCCCGCGCCCGATCCGTTGAGCCAGGTGCCGAGCGAGTGGCGCGCCATGTGCGGGGTGAACTGGATGCCGAGCCGGCGGGTCATCGGCCGCAGCCAGGCGTAGACACCGGTTTTCTGGCGCCACGGGAAGAGCCGGCCGCGCTGCGCCTCGGCGGGGATCGCGGCCAGGATCTCGAACACTTCCGGGTGCAGCGGGTATTTGGCCCAGCGGTCGGTCTTGCCGATCTTCATGCGCACGGTCTGCCGCGGCAGGTCGAGTTGCGCCCATTCGACGCGCAGCGTGTCCGAGATGCGGGTCCCCTGGCGAAAGCTCCATAGGAGGAAGAGCCGGCGCGGCCCGTCCGGCGCGGCCTGGACCAGCGTCGCCGCCGTGTCGAGCGAGACCGCCCGCGTCTTTGGCCGGGGCTCGCGGAACAGCGCGACCCGGAGCCATTGGCAAAACCCGTTCGTCGCGGCGTAGTGCAGCACCGTGGCGGCCGGCCGCATGACCTCGCGGTTCCTGGTCGCCGCCGATCTGTCGGGGGCGAGCAGGTTGGCCGCCTCGACCAGGTCGACCTGGCGGATATCGGCGACCATCCGGCGCCCGATGACGGCCCCGAGCCGCGCCAGGCGCCGCCGATCGGCGCGGCTGGGGTCGCGCCAGTCGATGTAGAGCTCGGCCGCCCGGGCAAAGCTCAGCGTCTCTCCAGGTCCAGGGAGACGATCCTGCGCGAGGGCCCGCTCGAACTCCGCCTTAAATCGCCGAGCAGCCTTCCGGTCCGCCGTCTTTGTAGAGACCTCAAGCTCTCGGCCGCCGACCGACCCTCGGAGGAGGAAGAACGGGTTGCCGCGGCGCTGTCCGGGCGGGATGAGCTTGAGCGGCATCGCGTGGTCTCCAGCAGCAGCTTCATGTCCGTTTCGGTCAATAAGGGAGCGCGCCCCGGCCGGGCAAAGGCAAGCCCCGATTCGGCGATGCGGCGCTGCAGCGTGCGCTTGTGGATGCCGAGCTCGGCCGCGGCCTCCGCCAGCGTGTAGAAGCGCTCAGCCATCGGCGAAATCCAGCATCGGGCCGTCGTCGCGACGGCTGGTCTTGGCCGAGGCGCGGTATTCCTCCCAGGTCACTCCCGAGCGGCGGGAATAGTTGCACCAGCGTTGCAACCGCAGCAGCAGCCCTTCCGTCCAGTCGAACCGGACGTGCGGCCGCTTTTCCAGGGCGTTGAGCTTCATATAGGGCTGGGCGTAGGGCTCCCCGCCCCAGCCGACAACCTCGTCGATCCGCTCTTTGCACGCCGCGAAAGGCTCGTTGCCGATCAGCGTGTAGATCTGCTTCCGCCGCCGCGGCACGGCGCGCAGCATCCGCATGACGCGCTCGACATAAGCCCGCTCGGCCTGATCGTCATAGGCGAAGCGCCAGGGGCCTTTGTTGATCACCCGCCAGCGCGCGAACACATCCTCGTCGAAGGTGCGCGGCTCGAAACCGCTATTCGCGTCGAGCAAAGGCACGCCGGCGCCCTGGTAGCGCGCGATGATGTGATCTTGATAGGCGGGCGGGAGCGCCGACAGGTTGTTGTCGCACAGCACCGGCCGCACCGGGAACTCCGGTAGCAGCGTGAAGTTGCGGCCCTCCATCTTCGGCACGATACAGAACCAGCATCCGACCGGGCACCCGCGGCTGGCAATCGTCGCGTTTGGGCTGTGCCGCGCGATCGCGTCGGGATAATCGCCGCCGATCTCCGCGACCTCGGCGAGGTAGTGCTTCCGCGTGAAGATGCCGGGGCCGCCGGCGCGCACCCGAAACCCGCGAGCGCGCCACCACATCGCGCGCATGTAGGCGTCGTCGAGACGCCAGGTGAAGGCGAGCGACAGGAAGGCGGTATCGCCCTCTTGCCATTCGGCAAGCCCGTCGCTGGGCCATTTGCCGAGGGCTCTGTCAGCCATGCCGGCTACGCGATCCGGGCGCTGCTCGGCTGGTGGGGCGAGCGGACCTGCGATTACGTGAGGCCCGAGACGTGCCGGGCTTATGTGAAGTGGCGGTCAATTGGCGGTCAATTGGCGGTCAAGGGACTAAATTTAGGGGAATTATATACATGACTTCCTCGCCTAATGGCCCTAGGCTCGCGGCCAGGGCTTCTTGGGTCGTCAAGGCGTTCGTGATCGGCATGATCGATCAACGCGGTGATTTTGCCGATCGCCTTGGTCGCGTGAAGGCAAGCGTGCCTAAATTGAGCGCCATCACTGCGCATAGCCTTTGGATAGTCGGTCGCAAGCCATGTTTCGCGCACCTGTCGCGTGAGGACCGCGAGACCGCTGTCTATAACCTCGCGGTCAATTTCCGCGCCGCGCATGACGTTACCGAGCTTGTCAAGCATCTGCTTTTCTCCTGAGTTCGAGGAAGTCATGTATATAATTCCCAAATTTAGAATGCCGGTGCTCGTCTATTCAACGGATCGGGCGCTGGGGCGGCTTCTCGACGCGGGCGAACGATCGGGTAGAGGCACGAAGACCTCGCCGGTATCGACGAGTGCGACGCAACAGCCTCGCTTGTCGCAAATGAAGCAACCGCCCCACGGCACTCCCGCGGCGGCTTCTTGGCAGATCGGACAGCAGGTCATTGAGCCGGCGGCGTAGACGTAGCGAATGTCGTCGGGCATCCGCTTCCACTCCCCGCTGAGTCCGGAAATTTCGACGATCTCGCCGTCGGCTCTATAATCGGGCCGATCGGCCATCGGCTGCTCCGTCGATCTCGCGCGGGTCGGCGTTGTGCTGGCGGGGGCGGCGGGCGCGACTGAGCCGCGCTTCGTAGATGTCGAGCAGCTCGTCGAGCGACGGGCCGAGGGACCAGCCGGGGGGCAATCCCAGGCAATTCCGGCCGCACATCGCCCACCAGCCGTCTCCGGCGGTGTAGAGGCAAGAGACCGCGCCGTCGCCGGCGCGGCGGATCACATACCAGCCGGCAGCGGGCGCCTCAGCCATGTCTGATCGCCTTCATCCGGCGGCCTTCGGGAACAGCGAGCGGTGATCGCCGCACCGGGGGCACGACAGGGTGATCCCGAGGCGATCGAGGGTCACCTTGCCGGCGCAGAGATGGCCCGGCCGCTTGTCGGCGCAATGATGCTCGTGGATCGCCTGATAGGCTTCCGCCTTCTCGCCCGGCATCTGGGTCGGCAGAAAGCAGAACGAGGGTGGGGTGCGGCGTTCAGCCATTGGCGGCCTCGTATCGGCCTCGTTCGACGCGAATCAGGCGGCCCGTTCGTTTCAGGTAATCGAGCGCGTTGTTAATCTGTCTGACCGACACCCCTCGATGGGACCGCCGAAGTTGCGCTATTACCGTGGCGCTGTTGAGGCGCAGGCCGCGGTTGTTCGCGAATACCTGCAGGATAGCCGCCGAAAGGTTATTACGGGGCGCTGGGGTCCTCGGCGCCGCCGCCGGCCGCCGGTCCCGCTCGATCGCCTCTTCGACGGCGCGCCTGATCAGCAGCAGCCATTTTGAGCGCAGCACCTTCGGGTAGAGCCGTTGTATCGTCTCGTCGCAGGGTCGCGGGACGTGCCAATAGGGCCCGGCGTTTCCCGCCGGCGATGGCCCCATGTCGACATAGGCGCGATGCCAATCGAGCCTGGCCCAGGCATCCTCGGTGCACGTCGACCCGTTGAAGAGGAAGTCCTTGTGGCTCAGCCCTTCAAGCCAACCGGGAAGAGCTTCAGCCATTGGCGATCTCGATCAGCGCGTCGATCGCTTCGATGATCACGTCGACGTGGCAATGGGGATCGCGACGGCTCTCCCACAAGAGCGCGGCGGCCTCGGAGCGGGTCAGCCAGCGGTCGCGACCGGGCGGGCGCGGCGGCAGCTCGACGAACGGGCGGTCGATCAGCTTGCCGTTCCTGTGCGCGTAGCCGAGGGCGGTACGGAGGACGGTGAGTTCTCTGCCGGCGGTGGAAGCGGCGCCGTGCCGATATTTAGTATCGTTTAGCCTATCGGCTAAATTTAGTCCCTTGACCGCCAATTGACCGCCAATTGACCGCCAATTGACCGCCACTTCACATAAGCCCGGCACGTCTCGGGCCTCACGTAATCGCAGGTCCGCTCGCCCCACCAGCCGAGCAGCGCCCGGATCGCGACCAGGGCCGCAATCGAAACAGCGCGCCACGCTCATGCCGGAATCCCGCTGCTGTGATTGCTCATACCGGAAACTCGTTGTGCTCGCGGCCGTCGAGCAGCCGGCCAGCGGCGTGCTTGCCGACGCGGATCAGCGTCGAGCCGTCGCTGTGGAATTCATATTCTCGCCGGCCCGCCAGTTTTTGCCCCTGGTCATAGGTCAGCAGCCGGCGCTCGCCGAGCTCGACGGCCTCCTGATGTTCGCTGGGCAGATCGTCGCCGGCGATCCACTCACCCCATTGCTTGAAGAAGAACGCCACCCCGGCAGCCTGGCACTGATCCCTGAGCGAGCGCGCCCAGTCAGGATGCATCGGCCGCGCGCGGGGGCCGGACTCGCCTCCGACGATGACCCAATGGATGCCGGTCAGGTCAATGGCCCCGAGGTCTTCAAGCAAAGGCTCAAGGCTCAGAAAGCGGATGGCGGCCGGGGTCGCGCGCAACTCGTCGATGCGATGCTTGCGCTCCTGGTCCTCGACCGAGACCCCGAGCCAGATATTCCGCGGCGGCCATGCCTCCTGTGCCATGCAGCGGCGGTTCCAGGCGTCATAGGCGCGTGCGCTGCGCATGTAGTCGCGCTGGCGCACGCCGCGCTTCGTGAGGATCTGGAATATATGCCCTCGGTCCTGATCGTCGCAGGCTCCGATGACCTCAAGCACCTGGTCGATCGCCGCGTCGGGCAGCGCCTCGTGGAACAGGTCGGACATCGAGTTGACGAAGATGCGGCGTGGGCGTTTCCAGCGCAGCGGCAGGTCAAGCGACTCTTCGACCAGCGCCAGCTTGCCGGTCCACTGGCCGCCGTTCGGGGTGCGCCGGGCAAAGCCCTCGTAGGGCTGGCCCGGGCCGGAGAACCGCGCCGCGATCTTCTCGGCATAGCAGCCGCCCTCGTGGTTGGCGCCGCCGCAGCCCGGCGACACGCGCGAGCAGCCGCGCACCGGGTTCCAGGTGGCGTCGGTCCATCCGATGTGCGTGTTGTCGGCCATGTCAGGCATCCCCTCGGATACGGCGCAGGGCGCAGGTCTATGGGATCAGGTCGGAGCAATCGACGCCCGCAGCTGTCAGCCGCTCGAACAGCACGCCCATCGCTTTGTCTTTCCCGGTGAGTGCGGCTTCTAGTTTGTGCCGCGCCTCCCGCTCCCCGGCGACTTCTCTCTCAATCGCTTCCTGCTTCTTGGCCGCATTCCACAACAGTCCAAGAATGAAAACTGCTCGTCTCTTCATCAGCCCCTTCATCGCATCGCGTTCCGCGATCAGTTGTGTGTTTGCTTCCGTGGTGAGCATGTCATTCTCTGCGATAGCGCGGTACTGCCCGACAAGACAGTTGGGCCTGTGCGTCACCCCAGCGAGCGTCGGTCGGACGTGCAAATCTTCTCGGTTTAGATCAGAGCCGCCGCACTCGCGACACTCGTAATAGAAGCACGGAGTAACCGCCGCCCGCGCATCAACCCGCCGATGGGCACACGCCAGCAGGAAATCAATGAGAGATTGTCGTGCTTTTTTGGTCATCAACATCTAGCCTCGTTGAGCGACAACCGGATAAGCATGCTTCAGTGTCAATGCGCCGCTGCGGCGCAGCGCGTGCACAGATCCCGCGCCTCGGTTGCCCAGCCGCAGCCTTCCGGGCAGGCGTGCGCCTCGGTGCAGCCGCAGACCGCGCATTGCGCGATGCCGAAGATTGCGAGGCCGGGCGGCGCCGGCGGCGATGCGTCGAATTCCGGCAGCTCGCAGGCGCGCGCCGCGTCGAGCAGCAACTCGTAGGCCTCGCTCTCGGCGGTCTCGAAGGCACGGTAGAGATCGGTCCGGGGTACCGGCTTGGCGCGGCCGGGCGGGTCCAGAAATTCCTTGCGGTCGATGCAATAGGCGAGGAGGAGACCGGCCTCGCCGATGCTGCGCTGCTCGTCGGGCGACAATGCGGCGAAGGCGGTTTTGGCGTCGAAGCGGCCGGTCATGGCGGGGTCCATTGGTAGCGCGGGCACGCCTTCAAAGATCGGGTTCAGCCATTCATCTTCGGGCTGAACGATGTCCATACCGTTCGCCATATCACCGAGCACCTCCATGCGCTCGGCGGTTAAACGACCAACAAAGTCCATATGTGCTTCGGGGCCGTGGTGCGCATAAGTCTTGGCGAGATCGCCATGCACCTCGCTGATGGTTTTGGCGATGTGCGCGACCGCGCGGCACTGGTCGGACACCTGCTGATGCTTCGCATCGAGGGCCGGCACCGGCTCATCGAGCGGTACATAGCCTTGGGCGCGAAGGGCGGCTTCAAGATCAGCCGAAAAGTCGGCGTCAATCTTTCGGCGACGCTGCGCATATTCCCAAAGCAGGTCTTGCGCCATCATGTCTTTGCACGACAGCGGAACCTTGCCGCGCGGCGTCGTCGGATATTTATCGCTCTGAAACTCACCGTCGATCAGATGCTCCGCCATTTTTATGCCGCCTCCTCCGCATCGTCGGCCGGCGCCGCGGCTGTTCGCGCGATCCGTTCGGCAGCAGCAGCCTCGGCCTCAATGTCTTTGACGGCCTCGTACAACAGCAGAAAACGAAATGCTTCCTTTGCGGATACGCCGGTCACGTGGCGCAGCTTGAGGGCTTTTTGATCTCGGGTCATGCCGCCTCCTCCGCATCGCCGGCCGGCGCCGCGGCTGTTCGCGCGATCCGGCACAGCATCTCGAACGATATCCTGTCGAGCGCGAGGTTTTCGGTGTCCTCGATCTCGCGCAGCACCGGGCCGACCACCAGGAGGGCGAGCGGGCTCTTTGCCGGATCGGCGACCGGCGCATCGAGGCTGCGGATCGCGCGCACCACCTCGCCGAGCGTCACCTTGGCCGGCGGCCGGGTCAGCCGGTAGCCGCCGACGGCGCGCCCCCGCTTGCTCGCGAGGATATTGTGGGCCGCCAGCGCCTGCAGCGCCGGCTCGAGATAGCGGCCGTCGACCCCGGCGCGCTTTGCGATGTCGGCCGAGCGCACGGCGGCGGGGTGGTGGCAGGCGATGTCGAGCACCGCCTCGATCGCGTGGAACAGTTTATGACTCCGCGACAGCATCGGCCGGGCCTCTATTCCGCCGCCGTCGGGATGGTTGCGCCGAGCCTCGCCTTCAGCAACTTGGTCGGGCGAAACCGGATGCGCCGGCAGGCCTTTATCTCGATCGCCGCGCCGGTGCGCGGATTGCGCCCCTTGCGGGCGCCGATCGGCCCGGTGGCGACCAGAATGCCGACATGCGGCAGGATCACCCGCCTGCCAAGGACCAATTCACCGGCGATCTCGTGGAGGATGGCATCGAGCGCCTCGCCGGCGCGCGCTCGGGAGGAAATGCCGCAGTAGGCGGCGATCAATGTGATCATGTCGGCTTTGGTCATGGGTGCTTCCTTTGGGAATTACATACTTGACTACCTGCGTCATGCCAGGAGTCCGTTCAACTTCCAAAAACCTTGATGCCCCTTTTCTGGGATGGGCGGATCAAGCGGCTCGATGTCCGTCAGCCACCACGCGACACGATCGGGCGCATAGTCCCCGAACGTATCGAGCGCGATGCGGTTAAGTGCCCGCGATCCTGTTATCGCCCGGACCACGTTCACGCTCTCGCGGTCAGAATGGCCGCATTGGTAAGCGCCAGCGAGGATCGCCGTGCATACGATCGCGCCCTTCGGCACGACGGCCCGCCACCCTCGGCCGCCGAACGCCTCGGTGAAATCGTGTTGATCCTCCGCGTCTCGCGGCATCGCCTTGATTGCGGCATGGATCGCTATTCGCTTCCCGATAAGCCACTTCGGCGGGAACCAGTCGCGCGTCTCGAATGGCTTGGCCCCGATCGCGATCAGGGATGCCCACGGCTGCCAGAGCGAAATGGCGTAAATTTCGGCAGAGGAAGTCATCTATATAATTCCCCTTCCTTTCCTGGCGACAGGTCGTGGATGTCAGCGGGGGTGCTCGCAGTTGAAGCCGCGGATGCAATGGGCCCCACGGATCAAGTCCGTGGGCTGACGGTCCACGGCGGCAAACCCGTTCCCGGGCCGGCACGACGCGCTGACCGGCGGCGGCTGGCCGGCCGGCCAGATGGCGAGCCCGACCGCCCGGACCGCCGTCGCACAGGTATCGGGCGAGGTCGCGGCGATCCGCTCCTCGTGGCCGTCGGGCCAGCGAAGCGTCAGGATCCGCGGGTCGTAGTCGAGCGACCCCGCGAGCACGAAGGCGGCGGCGAGAAACGGGGGCGCCAGCGTGCTCAGCATCATCGGTTCTTTCCATGCTTATCCGGTTGACACCCAACCGCTCCCATACCCACTACCCCTAGGCCGCCACTTTGAAGCCCGTCATCATGACAAAACCGCTGCCTGCCATCTGGCGCGCTTCCGCGCCCGCGAATCCCATCGTCGCGGGCGTGATTACGTCCCAAAGCCCGAGCACTTTCCCGAGCGCAAAAAGTTGGAAGGCCGCGCCTTGATCGCCGATCTCTGCACCGACTTCGATGTAGGACGGGCCGCCCGCAAGGCGCTCCGGTTGAGGATAATCCTTAAGAATTTCGATCAATTCGGCCTTACGCGTTTCAGCGATGGCCTTATTGACGCCGATTACGAGAAATTCGAGATCGACCTTTTCGATGTCGGGATTGGCATCGGCGACATGAGGCATGGCGTAGACTTCAAGAACGCCGCCGCCCTTCAATTCGTCGCCACGCTTGGCTTGTTCCACAAGCTCTGGCGTCCCTTCGTAAACTTCACCCTTGCGCAGTTGGACAGTTGTCTCGCGAAGGATTTCGTAGAGCTTTTTGACGTTCATTTGCCGCTCCTAGATGTAGTGGGTATAAGGTTTCTTGGGTGTCAACCGGATAAGCATGGTTCTTTCCATGCTTCATCCGGTTGTTACCCACCCTTAAGGAACATTGACCACGAGCAATTCGACGTGCTCTGGGATGCCGTCAGTCGGCAGCATCGCGGTCAACCCGGCCCCTTTGCGGATTGTCTGTGTGGGGCCTAATTCCGCGACCAACTCGGCGAGCTTCTCGCGCCAGTTCTCAGGCGTGATTTGGCCGTCTCTCGCGGGCATTCCAGGGCACTGTTCGATGATCATCGCTCGCATATCAGCGAAAAGCTGCTTATCGGCGAATTGATGCGTCCAGATTGGGTGGCCCATCAAATACTCAGCGGCCTCGTGTATGTCGCTGAACTTGCACAGCAAGGTGCCTGTCGAAAGCGAGGCGATGGCGGCTGTCGGAAATTCGCGGGTTTCGGACATTTCCTAACTCCTAGAGGTAGTGTGGGTGTCAACCGGATAAGCATGGTTCTTTCACTCGCCTGCGAAGAACCTTTAGAGCGCGATGGGGATATTCAAAGCACCATCCCCAGACGGTCTTGGCCGTTTCTTCGGCGACGCCATGCGATTTCAGGTGCCCGATAGCCCACGCTTCGGCTTCAGCCCAAACCCACCGCACGCCGGCGGCGTTATGTCCGTACCCGACGCGCGTCGTCTCGCCAGCGACTGACAACTTATGGCGCTCGCCGAGGCGCGGGATCAGGTGGCCTTGAGGATCAGCTTCAATCAAATCCCAACCGCGGGCGCGCATCGCGTTGCCGCGTTCATTCCAAGCCGTCGAGAACGGGTGATCGTCGAGCGCGCGATGCCCGGCCTGAAATGCCTCTTCCAGCTCGTCGATAGTCGCGGCGCCGCCGATTGCGGCCAGCACTGCGGGGAGCTGTAACTTCTGCTCTTTCGACAGCCGTTTGGTGCGCATCAAGCCACCTCCTCCAGCGACAGCCGCATGCCCGGTCTGGGGGAAGGGCATGGGGGAATGTCCTTGTGGGGGAAAAAGGGTGCCGGTCGCGAGGGTAGAAGGGAAGACGCCACACAAAGGCCCTCCACCGGCGGACGGGGTTGTTTGACATCTTGACGGGCTCAGTTGACCCGTGGCTGTCCTCGGACACTCACCGTCTTGTCCGGCACTCAATCCAGCAGCTTCTTTTCCGCCAGTCAGGACGGCACCGTAAAGATGCCCTTGGCCGCGTCGTAAGGTTGGGGGATTTGGGTTCATCGGGGTTCGGCGCCGGTGTCTTGGGGGTTGGGCGCCTCGGATGTGGCGGCTAGGGCACAGTCCTCGAACGCAACGACGATACCGCCGCCTTTGCCTGCCTGATCCGGGTATTCCCGAAAAAAATCGGTGGTCGCCACGGTATAGGTTGCATGAGCCGCGTCTATGTTGACGATTGGGCCGATTCCGCCGCGGGGTCGCGCTCGAACGGTGTCTCCGATCGCCAGTTTCGGGGTGATGTTGTTGGCCGCGACCCACGCCTCGATAGCCCGATCGGCCGCCATCGGTCCGTCCGCGCCCCCGAGGATCTCGACAAGCTCCTGATCGGGCGACCAATGGCTGCGACTTTCCAGCAGCCGCGCGGCCTGGTAGCCGTCCCATACGTGAGCGACTTCCATCAAGTCTTCGATGTAGTCCTCGCGCTCGGCTTCCTGCCAATCTTTACCAAGCCACCGAATGATCTCGGGCATGAGCGCCTCGGCGGCGGCACGCCTCACGCTCTCGTCCGCCAGCGTAGGACGTGGCGGCGGGTTGGGTTGCTCGACGTGGTCGAGAGGCAGGGTTTCCATCACCCAACCACCCCAACCATCAGCCCGACCGCGCAAAGCGCGGCGATCGGCCAGAGCACCCACATGACGAGCCAGCCGTGCCAGGCCGGCTCGCGCCGGCGCCGCGGCGGCTGCAACGCCCCGCCGGCCGCGATCCGGTCGAGATGCGCCAGGCGCTCCTTCACCGCGTCGGGGCTCAGGTGATCGTCGAGCCGGATCATCTCCCTGCCGGCCTCTTCGCCGGGCGGGGCGTCGTACTCGTCGAGACCGCGATCGGAGTTGGCGGGCGGCGGATGGCGCGCGGGTACGAGCCTCATGCCGCCGCCTCGGCGTCAAGCGGTTTGGCGGCCTCGTCGACGATCAGGAACCCCAGCGTCGCGCGGTACATCTCGTCGCGGTTCAGCCCGGCCGCGATGCGCTCGGCGTCCCGGATATCCTGACACCAGCAGCAGGGGGCGCCGGCCGGGTCGTCGGGGTGCCGCGCGTCGTGGACCCATGCCGGGAAGACGACGAGCCCCGCGGGTCGCATGCGGACGGTGTAGCGCGGGGCGGGGCTTCCGGCTGTCCGGATCTGATCTGACGAGGCGGGCTCCCGGACCGGGAGAACGGACGGGTGCGGCATCACCGGCCCTCCGCGGCGATCCGCGGCGCCGCCAGGAGCTCGGCGTGGATCCCGGGCGCAGTATTCGGCCCAGGCCTCGGCCGCGGCGACCCGCGGCAGCGCTGCCGCCTCAAGCTCGGCCCGGGCGAAGCGCACCTTGTCGGCCGCGGCGTCGATCGCCGCGACGATGCCGTGCAGCTCGGCGAGCGCCACGGCGAGGTCGCCCTCGGCCTGGCGCAGGCCCTGCAGCGGAGTGCCGGGCGGCACCGCCGCCTGGCCGCGGATCGGGATCTGGTCTGGCACGTCGGGCCTCCCCTCCCTCGCGAGCGGTGCACCCGGCTTTCCCGGGTGCTGGCCGCATGATCACCTCCAGGAGAGAGGTTGTTCGCGAGTGGGGGGGATTATATTCACGCCTTTTGAAGTTTTACAAGAGAAATTTCACGTTGATTGAATTTGTCAGCTTAGCGGGGCGGCCCTTGGGCGCCCGCGTCGCCGAGGAGGGGGCGGGGTGTCGCCGGGATTGGCCAGTTTCACCGCCAATTCGTAGGGTAGCCCGGACGGGTCGCCCAGATAAATCCAATCGAGGGTAAGCCCGAAAGCAAGGCAAAGAGCAATCGCGCCGTCGATGCCGGGCCGCAGACCGCCCTCCCAATTGCTATAGGCGTTGGTTTCGAGACCGGCGCGGCGGCAAATCTCGGTCGGCGTAAGGCGCAAGGCCTCGCGCGTTCGTATGAGGCGCCGCGCGATGGCTTGGGGGGTGTGCTCGGAAGGCAACGCTCGAACCATGCCTGCGAGAATGCCCTGGCCTCCCGCCGCAAAAAATTCACGTTCACGGCTCTTGACATAATTCAGGATACGTGAAATATCGAGCCCATGACGGCGAGCGAGATCATCGACAAGTTGGGCGGCAATGGTCCTGTGGCGGCGCTCTTCGGGGTGCGGAGCAGCGCCGTCAGCAACTGGCGATCGTTCAATCGCTTTCCCGCGCGCCTGCATTATCGTCTCGCGAAAGAATGTGCAGAACGTGGGATACCGCTGGATGACCGGTTGCTCTGCGCGCCCGCCGAATCCAACAAGGCAGCATAGATGTCGAGCCCCAGCCAGTCAGATTTCGACCAGCTGCGCGGCGCAAGCCTTTCTCTCGCCAGCCACTCGAGTTCTCCCCCGGTTAGCACCCTGATCGCAGCCCTGGGAGAGGCGGCACCGCGTGGCTCCATACACGGGTGCCGCCACCATCCATCGAGCGTGTCGTCGCATTGCGGCCGGGGTGACCCCCCGAGCCGCGATTGCCGGGTCAGCGGCATGGCTCGTATCCTCGTCGTCAATCCCCCCAAGGTTGACGGCGAACCCGTCCGGTCTCGCGGAATTCCGCGAGCCCGGATTTTCGTTCCGCGAGCAAAGAAAGTTGCCCGCCGCTAACGCGGTGGTTCTGCTCGCCGATTTGGGCGAGCTCGTCAAAGGGACTGTGAGGCGCTCCCCCGGCCTCAAGGTCAGCGACCGGATCACGGCCGCAGCCAGGGTGCTGCGACTGCCACGATCGCGGGTTGCGGACTGGTGGTACGGGGAGGTCCGGCGTGTCGAATACTACGAAGGAGAAACCATCCGGCGCTACGCCGTCGCGGCGCGGCAATCCGAAATCGCGCGCATGGAACGCCAGCTCGACGCGTTGCGGGCGGAGTTGGCCTTCCTCGATCCTCTTGAGGGCATACGACCGGCTGCTGCACCGCGTCGCCCGCGCCGCAATCGCCCTCGCAACCGCGGCCCAGAGCCGGCGTAAACGCCTCCCCGTCGACCCGCCGCCCCTCAGCCCCGACGAGCGCGACCGGCTGCTGGCCCTTGGCTTTGAGCCGGTCTGCCATGCGCGGAGGGCCGCCTGATGGCCGGCTTGACCCCGCGCGACTGGATCACCCGCGCACCGTCGGAAGGGACCGCGCTGGAAGCCGCCGGCTGGCGGGTCGCGCGCGAGGTCGAGACCCGGCGGTTCTGCCCGCGCACCGGTGCCCGGTTCCCGGGTAAGCCGGAAACCGCGCTGGTGCTGTCGCGGGCGCGGCATCTCGGCGAGGCGGCGGCGGCGGCGGCGGATGGCGTGTCGCTTATCCGCCCTCTGGGCGAGGGGCGATAGCGGCATGAAACACCAATTCCCCCCGCGGTCGGAACCGAAGACATTCGTCCTGCGAGGTCGCGAAATTCCGATCGCAACACCCTGTTGCTTGAGGTGCGGTTTACCCGTGGTTGCCGGCCTCGCGATGCGGTGCGAATGCGCGGCCGAGCGCGAACTGATTAAACGGCTCGGCGAGGCCGCCTGAGATGCCCCGCCCCTATCGCCTGTCGCCAGAAGTCCGCGCCCGCCGGGCCGACCCCGAGGTGCGGGCGAAGATGTCGGCGGCGAGGAAGGCCGCGTGGGCCGACCCCGAGGTGCGGGCGAAGATGTCGGCGGCGATCCAGGCCGCGTTCGCCGACCCCGAGGTGCGGGCGAAGATGTCGGCCGCGAGCAAGGCCGCGTTGGCCGACCCCGAGGTGCGGGCGAAGATGTCGGCCGCGACGAAGGCCCAGTGGGCCGACCCCGAGGTGCGGGCGAAGATGTCGGCGGCGAGGAAGGCCGCGTGGGCCGACCCCGAGATGCGGGCGAAGATGTCGGCGGCGATCCAGGCCGCGTTCGCCGACCCCGAGAAAAACCCGCTTGCCGGTCTTACGCCGGATCAGCGCCGTATCTACAACAAGTTGAGGGCACACGGCCTGGGTCGGATCGAGGCCCTGGCGGAGGCGCGCCGCGAGGTCCGGCCCTCCTCCCGGGAGGTGGCGTGATGGCGGGCCGCGACTGGATCACCCGGCCGGCGGCCGAGCGCGCGGTGCTGGAAGCCGCCGGCTGGCTGGTCGAGCGCCGGGTGGCGATCGGCCGGTTCTGCCCGCGCACCGGTGCCCGGTTCCCGGGTAAGCCGGAAACCGCGCTGGTGCTGTCGCGGGCGCGGCATCTCGGTGAGGCGGCGGCGGCGGCGGCGGATGGCCCCACGGATCAAGTCCGTGGGTTTATCCGCCCTACGGCAATCCAGATCGAGCCGGAGGCCGCGTGATGCCCGGCACGGCGCAGCCGCAGGTCAGGGTCGAGATCATGGGCGCCTCGGCGGTCGGCAAATCGGTCGTCGCCCAGCTGCTGCGCGGCGTGCTCCGTGCCGAATGCATCACGACGATCGGCCCGCCGGGCTCCGACGTTCGCCGCCGGCCCGACGTGCTGCGGCAGTCGATCGCCGATCTGAAGGCGCGCGGGCTCGCGGTCGAGATCGTCGAGACCGCAACCGCCGGGCCGATCCGGCCAAAGCATCAGATCGACGCCCGGGCATCGCGGTTCAGCCGCCCTTGGGGCTGGCCTGATGGCTGATTTCAACAAGCCATGGGTGCTGCTGCGCGAGGGCCAGGATCGCGTCTACTTCGCGACCTTAGCGGAGGCCCAGGCGATCTACGACATGAAGCGCCGCAGCGGGAGCGCCAAGGTGGCCGCCGCCGTGGTCGGACCGAATCGGGAACGCTGGCGCTGCAACCCCTGGCGCTGGGCCTCTTGGTATCGTGACGACCGCCCGGAACCGGTTGCCGGCGATGACGGCGCGGCCGAACCGGACACCGCAGCATGACCCAGATCGTCGCCGTCCTCCCGCACAAGGATGCCGCCCGTCTCGGGCCCGGATGGAAGGCCGGCGGCAGCAACGCCTACACCCGGACCATGGTGCGGTTCTGCGCCTCCGAGGAAGAGGCCTGGACGATCGCGCGGCGGCTGTCCTGCATCTGGACGATCGAGAGGGCCGGCGCATGACACGGCTCGACCGGCTGCGCACCGCCCTCAAATACAGCTCGGGGGCCGATCGCCGGGCGATCCGCGCGATGATCGCCGCGATCGAGACGGAAGCGGAAAATCACCACGGAGACACGGAGGGCACGGAGTTTACAGTTATCGTTTCGCCTCCGATGTCAAAGACCGGCGCTCGACAAGATGACGGGAGCCTGATGAGGCCTGGTGCGAAACGATGTGACCTATCTCCGTGCCCTCCGTGTCTCCGTGGTGAACCTGAGATCGCCGAAGCGATCGATTGGCGCGTCGCGCGCAGGGCGATGCGCCGGGCGGGGCACGAGGTCAAGCAGCTCGACGGCGTCGTCTACGTCGACGGCGCGGGCTCCGACGATCCCGCATTGCAGGCCGCCTGATGGAAACCTCCCGCGACCCCCTCCTTCCGCCCGGCATCCGGGTCGGGTCGGGCGTGGGGCTCGACGAGCGCCCAAAGGTGCGGGTCGACGTGGCGCTGGCCCGCCCGGGCGATGAATCCGGCGCCGACCCCGACCGGCTCGCCTTTGTCATGTCGCCGGAGGAGGCATACGCCGTCGGGCTTCTGATGCTCGACCAGGACGACCGCCGGGTGCGCACCCTCGGGGCGCTCTTGATCCGCCAGGCGGCGTTGGTGCAGCGGGAGGAGCGGGGCGGGTTGCCTCTGGTCGGCGGAGGTGGGTCGTGATCCACGCCACGGTGCACCGCCAGACTAATTATCGGCCGCCGATGGAGCGGCTGCTGTGACCGCCGCCGACCTCCTCGAAACCGAACGCCGGCCCGAGCGCAAGAGCGCCAGCCGCCGTTCGCCAAATCTGGGCGAGGCCGGGTACGAGCGCGCGGCCAACGATTTCTACCCGACCGAGCCGTGGGTGACGCGGGCGCTGTGCCGGGCGGTCGAATTCGACAATCGCGGCCTCCTGTGGGAGCCGGCCTGCGGCGACGGGCGGATGGCGAGGGAATTGGACCGCTGGCATCCGGCGGTCGTCGCCTCCGATATCGCCGATTACGGCTATGGCGAGCCCGGCCGCGATTTTCTCGACCCGGCTACCGTCAAGTGGCTCGCCGATCGCCGGGCCGGCGCCGTCGCGGCGATCGTCACCAATCCGCCGTTCGACCGGGCCATCGCCTTCATCACCCGCGCGCTCGAGTTGACCCGGGCGAGCCAGGGCAAGGTCGCGATCGTGCAGCGCCACGAATTCGACGCGCCGGCCAAGAACCACCCGCTATTCAAACCGCCGTTCGCCGCCAAGCTGGTGCTGCACAAGCGCCCGCGCTGGTCCGGCGACGACAAGGCCAGCCCGCGCTTCCCCTACGCCTGGTATCTGTGGGACTGGCGCCACAAAGGCCCGCCGGTGCTGCGCTACCTCCCCGACCCGGACAAGCCGGCAAAGGCGAGCGGGGTGCTGCTGTGAACGGCGCCGATCTCTTGAACGCCGTGGGAGCGCGTCCGCACGTCCGAACGGTCCACATGGCGAAACTCATCTCGCCGGAAGGCCATGTGTCACCGCTCTGTGCGAAGTCGCCGCGAGCGATCGACCTGAAAAAGGCGACATGGACGAACCGGGCCGAGGCGGTGACCTGCCGACGCTGCAAAAGTCTCCTCCCCGACCCGGACAATCCCCGGGGTCAGGCCCGGGGAGGCAAAGGCTGTGGGAGAACTGCTGTGAGCGATATTCAGGGGCGACCTTATGCTCGGCTCAGCCAACTCAAAGTCGGCGACATAGTTGTGGTCGATGACGGGTTTGAGGGGTGCTTTATCCCTTGGACTTTACTTGAGGTGGTTGAGAAAGATGGAGAGTTAGCTCTTATGCATAACGCTCCTCAATGTGGCGCGTGTGGAGGTGCTCCTGGCGCGAATGATTGTCCTCATACTCTTGACGGACAACTCGCGGACGACGGCGACAGTCTGGTCGGCATTTACCGGAGAGAGAATTTCCCCGACCCGGACAATCCCCGGGTCAGGCCCGGGGAGGCAAAGGCTGTGGGAGAGCTGCTGTGAGCGACCGGCCGCTGGAAGATCGGGCCGACTTTGCTTCCGCGCTGGGGCGATTGCTTATCGATTACGATTACGTCGAGCCGCTGATCCTCGCGCAACAGCTTGAGGCCGCGGCGAATGGTCTCCGGTTTCACAATGGCCTCGCTGCGAGGGCCAGTCCAATGATCGTCGCCGCGCGCCCCATTGGCCGGGAGCTGAGGCTTGTCAACGAGACTGTCTCGTTGCTCATGCTGATCAACAGCGGACAGGCACCGCCGCCGGGTGTCATTCTCAGTGATCCGATCCTGATGTGCCTCGATGAAATTGAGGCCGCGCTGCGATCCTATAAGCAACACATGCTGAAGCCGAAGATGAAACGGCCGACGCTTATTCCGGTTCGCGTCGTATGACCGCCCTCCCCAAAGCCTCGCCACCTATCGTCGCTGCGATTGCCGCATGGTTCGCTCGCCCCGCCCGATGGTGGCAATGCTGGCGTCCGCAATCGGGGATCGCTGGAGGTCTGCTGATTGCGGTGCCGATCCTCATCCTCGCGTTACTCTTCGGCCCGACGCCATGACCGCCCTCCCCAAAGCCTCGCCACTCTCCGGGTTGCCCGGAACCGGGCCGTCGGCGCCGAACGCCGATGAAACCACAATAAGTCGGCGGTATTCTGTGAAACATCCGACAAATCAACGGGTTGTGAACAGGATCACCCGTCAGCTGGCGATCTGGGCGAATGCCTCGCGCAAGGCATGGCGCACCCGCAAGCGGCTTGAGGCGGCACGGGCCGCCGGGAAGGGTGAACCATGAGCGCCGAGCTGATCGCCCGGCTGGAGGCGGCGACCGAGGGGAGCGCGGCCCTCGATGTCCATATCGAACTCGCCATACGCGGCATTGCGAGACAGGAACCGCGCGTTCCTGATTACACGACCTCGCTCGACGCGGCGCTGACGCTCTGGGACACCCCCGACATCGGACACGACTACCCGCGGCGCGGCATCAACCTTTTCTATGCCGTGCTCCCGGGCGGGAAAATGGCCTGGAACGCCAATGCGTGGGAGTTGAAGGACGGCAGCTCGGTAATCCTGCGTCTTGGACAAGCCGACCACCGATCCCGACCGATCAGCGCCTGCATCGCCGCACTGAAGGCGAGGGCAGCATGAGCAGGAAAGTTCACCACGGAGACACGGAGGGCACGGAGGCGCGGCCGAGCGAAGCGTGCCTGGGGCCTCCCGCGCGATGTGTAGACACAGAACGCGCCGATGACGCTCCGTGCCCTCCGTGTCTCCGTGGTGAACCTGAAACGGGTAAATCGGCACAACCCGTTGATGCTGCGGCCGGTTCACGTGAAACACGCTCGGCGTGGCGCATCACGCGCCAGCTCCGCACCTGGTCGCTCGCCTCGCAAAAGGCCTGGCGCACCCGCAAGCGGCTGGAGGCGGCACGGGCTGCCGGGAAGGGTGAACCATGAGCGCCGAGATGATCGCCCGGCTGGAGGCGGCGACTGAGGAAACGCAGCGGGCGGATGTCCAAGCCGCGCTCTATTTTGCCCAGAAACGGCGTTGGATCACATTCGAGACATGGAACCGCGCCTCGGCGTGGGCCGAAAGCGGCGCCTACGAGAGCGCGGCGCTGACGCTGGTGCCGGAGGGGCTGGACGTAGAAATCCTGATCCTCGTCAACGACGGCGCCGTGCGAGCCGAGGTTCAGATCTACCCAAAGGCCTTCGCGGTCTGCCGGGATGACGAGCATATCTATGGCGAGGGGAAAACTCCCGCCCTCGCGCTCTGCATCGCCGCACTGAAGCTGAGGTCCGCATGAGCGCCGATGGCACCACGAGCGTTTGGAACGAGCCCGGTCCCGACTCCTCCCGTCGTCGCCTCCCCAACCGCCGGGAGTGCTTTACCGAGACGATCATGGTCGGCGAAATGGCCTTCGATGCCGGGGTGGGCTTTGATGAAAATGGCGACCCAAGGGAAATTTTCCTTTCGGGCGGGCTCGCGCCTCCCGGCTTGCGCCCCTGCGCCAAAACCGGCAGCGATATGGCGGCGGTGCTCGCCGATACCGGGATCCTCGTCTCGATCACGCTGCAGAGCGGCATCCCGGCCGAGCTGCTGGCGCCGTCGATGTCGCGCATCCCAGTCGGCTTTGGCGAGGAGGCGGTTGCGCGCGCCTCGGTGCTCGGCGTCGCCCTCGACCTGGTGGCCCGCTATGAGGCGGAGGAATGGCGATGAACTGGTTTGCCTGGCAGCGCTCGCCCGGCGGCGCCCTGGTGCCGGTCGCCTTTGACGAGCACCCGAAGGATACCCCGTCGATGGCGCGCGATCTGGCGCCGAAGAGCGTGCGGCCGATCCCGCCGGCGCTGCGCGAGGCCTCGCTTGCGGAACTGGCGGAATGGGCCAGCCAGGCGACGGATCGGCGATGAGCGGCTTCATTGCGATAACTGAACAGGACATCGGCCGCCATGTGCGGCGGAAGAGCACCGGCGACATCGGCGTGGTGAAGCGCGACCCAGGTAATGGTTGGCTGCACCCCTCCATGTATTACGAATGGCAGGCGGTTGCCGACGACCTGGAATATGTCTCGGTCGTCGTTCCCGGGAATATCAGTCCTGATCTCGGGGCCATGACCGATATTCTTGCCGAGCGCAAACGCCAAGTCAGCGTCGAAGGCTATTCCCCCGAGCACGACGACCGGCACGACATGGGCGAATTGGCCGGCGCCGCCGCCTCCTATGCCATTTCCGCGATGATCAAGATGATGCCGGCGGCGCCGCATGAGCTGCAGAAGATGGCCGCGGCGCTGTGGTTGCTGCCGGACGAGGTGAAGCAAAAGCATCCGCCGCTCCGCATGCTGGAGATCGCCGGGGCGCTGATCCTCGCCGAGATCGAGCGGCTGCGCCGGCGCCAGGGCTAACAGGGGGGAGAGGGAAAACCCATGGCACGCAAGTCTACGATCAACGCGGTGCAGACCGCGGCTGTCGAATCGATGCGCAACCGGGTCGAGATGAGCGCCGAGGAATTTTCCGAGGCGCTCGGGCTCGGCCGCAGCACCTACGGCGAAATGAAGCGGGAAAACCGGGTGCCGCTGACCGTCGCGCTCGCCGCCGAAACCCTGGTGCGCCGCCAGGCGCCGGGCGCGGCGGCCGAATTGATCTACCTGACCCGCATCGTCCGCGGCGTCCCGGTGATCACCGTTCTCGACGGCGACGTCCGGACGATGACCCTCGACGGAGAGCGGTATCTGCTGATCCCGGCGGAGGAGCGCCGGCGGGACCGGGCGCAGCGGGACACCGACCCGCCGCTCCAGGTCAACGGCGCCGGACCACCGCTGCCGATACCGCCGCCGCGGCCGGTCGCCGAACAGCCCGACGGCTTCGGCAACGGCTGAGGGTTGCCCGTCGTGAGCAACCAGATAGACATCGTTCAAGAGTGCATCGACCGCTTTTATTGGATGCATGGGAGATGCTGTGCCGGCTGCGATTGGTGGCGGCCGATATTTTCGCTAATCGGCGAGTGCACAAAATCGGCTCCGGTTCCCAGCGAGGAGCGGTGGGACATGCTGGGTATGACCTCGTGTTCTTTGCGCCCCACGAGCGGCCACGCGATCACGCCACGCGAGCATGTGTGTGGTGATTTCAAAGACGAGTTCGATTGGGCATCGCTGCCGCTTCCCTATCGAGTGCGGGTTGGAGCGCCAACAGCCGGCGGCCGGGAGGGCGGCCGCCAATGAAATACGGGAGCGTGTGTAGTGGGATCGAGGCGGCCACCGTCGCGTGGCATCCGCTCGGCTGGCGGCCGGCGTTCTTCTCCGAGATCGAGGCGTTCCCGCGCGCCGTGCTGGCCGAGCGCTGGCCCGGCGTGCCGATCCACGGCGATTTCACGACGATCGGTGAGGGCGACTATGAGCCAATCGAGCTTCTCGTGGGCGGCACCCCCTGCCAGGACTTCTCGGTCGCGGGGCTTCGCGCGGGCCTTCTTGGAGACCGGGGCGGACTCACCATCGAGTTTGTGCATCTTGCTCGACGGCTTCGCCCCCGCTGGCTGGTTTGGGAGAACGTCCCCGGCATCCTGTCGATTGACGGCGGCCGAGCCTTCGGGGCCTTCCTCGCGCTCCTGGGGCAATGCGGGTATGGGTTCGCCTACCGAATTCTTGACGCTCGGCATTTCGGAGTTCCACAGCGCCGCCGCCGCGTCTTCGTTGTCGGATATCTTGGAGACTGGCGACCTGCCGCCGCGGTACTTTTTGAGCCCGAAAGCCTGCGCGGGGATCCTGCGCCGCGCCGGGAAGCGGGGGAAAGAATTGCCCGGCCAATTGCGGGATGCCCTGAAGGCGGGAGCGGCTGGCGCGCCGATGCAGACACCGCCGACAATCTGATCGCGTTCCATGGGACGCAAGACCCGAACATCTCGGGGAGTATTGCGCATCCTCTTGGTCGCAACAGCGGACAGGAAAACGCCGTCGCCTTCGGCATCGACAGCGATTGCCTCGACCGGAGCGGCGAGGGTGCGGACGGCTCGGACGGCGCGCGGAGCGGCCTCGGGATAGAGCGCGAGGTCGCCCAGGCGATCCGCAGCAAGCGCCCGGGTGCCGTGGCCTTCGGCGGCAACAACACCGCCGGCCCGCTCGATGTCGCGACCGCATGCAACGCGCACGGTGGCCCGCATGGGCGACTCGACTTCGAGAGCGAGACGTTCGTAACCCACAGCCTCCGCGCCGACGGCTTCGACGCCAGCGAGGACGGCACCGGGCGCGGGACGCCGTTGATCCCTTACAACATCATCGGCGGTGCGCAGAAGTCGCGCAACCACGCATACGCGACCGAGACGAGCGGTTGCCTCCAGCACAAGGGCCTTGCCGCAAGCGGCAATGATTTCTCGGCCGAGAGCCCGACCGTAAACGGGACGAAACCGCCGGCCGTCGCGGGCATGACCGTGCGACGATTGACTCCGGTGGAGTGCGAAAAACTCCAGGGATTTCCGCCGCATTACACGGCGATCACCTATCGCGGAAAGACCGCAGCCGATGGGCCGCGCTACCGCGCGCTCGGCAACTCGATGGCCGTGCCGTGCATGCGATGGATCGGCGAGCGGATCGGGGTTGTCGAGGCGCTGATCGCCGAGCGCGTGGAGGCTGCCGCATGAGAGACCACACCTACCAGATCCTCAACGACATCTACGCCGAGCGGCTGCGCCAGGAGGCGGCGGAAGGCTTCACCCCGGAGCAGGAGGATTTGCACGATTTCGGCGAGATGGCGCGCGCCGCCGCGGCCTATGCGCTGGCGGCGTGCGCCTATTCGATCCCGGCCGGCAATGTGATGCGCGACATCTGCCGCGACCGCGCGAGCAAGATATTCCCGACCGCGGTCTTCGGCGAGATGGCCAACTGCCCGCCGCGCGAGGGCCTTATCCGCGCCTGCGTCCTCCTGATGGCGGATATCGCGCGGATCGACCGCCGCGACGGGTGGCAAAGCAAGCTCGATCGGACGGACGCTTCATCCCGCCGCTTTGCCCGGGTGCGCGATGCGGCGGCTTCGGCGGATTCCCCGGCGGCGCGGCTAACAGGACAGGAGGCCACGATTGGGCTTGGCGGCCCTGCGCCGGCCGGGGAACCGCCGCCCGATCGGGTGCTGCCGTGAGCGCCGATTTGATCGCCCGGTTGGAGGCGGCGAGCGAGGGGCGTCGCGACCGCCATTTAATCGGCGGCGCCGAGGAGCTTACGCCTGCTTTTCGCGAGGAAGACAGCACTTCACAGTGGCCGCATTTCCCGCCGCCTTCTTTAGAGGACCACCAAAAAGTGGCTCTTACCATATCTCACCACTGCCACGCCATCGGCTGCGACGTTGAGGTTCCGCCCTCCATGTCGATGTGCAAGCCGCACTGGTACATGGTCCCCAAGCCTCTCCGCAAGGAGGTCTGGCGGACCTATCGCAAGGGCCAGGAAGTCACCAAGGACCCAAGCCGCGAATACCTCGCCGCGGCCAAGGCGGCGATTGCCGCCGTCGCCGAGAAAGAGGGAAGGCAGGGGGCGCTGTTATGAGCGGGCTTAACCGGGTGACGCTGATCGGCAATGTCGGGCGCGAGCCTGAAATCCGCTCGACGCAGGGCGGCACGAGGATCGCCAATTTCACCGTCGCCACCAACGAGCGCTGGAAGGACCGCGCCTCGGGCGAGCAGAAAGAGCGCGTCGAGTGGCACCGGATCGTCGTCTTCAACGAGCACCTGGTCGGGATCGTCGAGCGCTTTGTCAACAAGGGCTCGAAGCTCCTCGTCGAAGGGAAGATGCAAACCCGCAAATGGACCGACAACAACGGCATCGAGCGCTATACGACCGAAGTCGTGCTCGCGGCCTATAGCGGGCAAATCCTGCTGCTCGACAGCACCGGCGCCGGCACCCGGCCGCCGGAGGCAACCCCCGAGGATTACAGCGGCGCTTCGTACCCCCAGCCGGCAGCGGCCGGCGCGCATGTGCGACGTGATGAACTCGACGATGAAATTCCGTTCTGAGGAGCGAGAAAATGACCGGAGCTTTGAACACGGAACTCGCGACGCCCGCTCGCATGCCGCTTGCGCACGCGCGCGACGCCCTTTCGGATTGTGTCGATAAATTCCACAACGAAATGTTGCGCCGAGGAGTTACGGAATTGCCGCCGGATAAATGGGTCGACGAATTCCGCGACTGGCTGCCCGGTTTCGATATGGATCGTCACTATGCCGAAGTGCGCCGGTGGCTTGATGAAACCTCGGGCACTTCCCCATGACCGCAACCCGCCGCACCGATCACAAACGGGCAATCGAGGCCGTGGCACAAGAAATAGAACCATGGGCATTCGGTAAGCCGGAGCCCGATTGGACGCCGGAAGTTCGCGCACACATCCTCGCGCTGCGGAAGCGGGCGCGGCGGATAGCGCGGCTCGTGATTGAGGCGCTGGTCAAGCGTGGTTGGGAAGGCCCATGACCGCAACCCGCCGCACCGAGCTCTTCGGCCACCCCGTCGCAATGTTGGAAGCATCACCACATGGCTGAACTTCAACCGCACAATCCGTTGGACGCCTTCAAAGCGGCAATCCAAGAGAAGCTCAGGGACAATATCGGCCAAATGATGCCGGAAGAGGTGCTGGCCGGTCTGGTCGATAAATCGATCAACGAATTGTTTTTTACGCCGAAAGTATCAACCGCGCCCAACTGGAACGGATACGGCACGCGGCCGACCGTCGAGCATCCATCGTGGTTCAATCAGATCGTGATCGATCTTTTGCAGCCGCGCCTGGAGCGGGCCGCAAAGGATTACATCGAGCGCCACAGCGATGACCTCGATCGAATGATCGCTGAGGCGGTCGAGCGCGACAAGTTGTTGGTCATCTTCGCTCAGCTGCTGGGCGACCTCGTCACACAGGGGATGTCGCTGGCAGCGGGCAACCTCCTATCCGATCTGCAAGGGCGCGGCTTGCTCCGATGACCGCAACCCGCCGCACCGATCTCTTCGGCCACCCCCTCGGGAGAACCGTCGGCGGCCCCAAGCTCGTCGATGTCGAGGCCGAGCTGCGCCATGAGACCCCGGGCGACAACGGCGCCTACCTCCTCTTCGACGGCACCAGGGAGGTGTGGGTCCCGAAATCCCTGGTCGAGCGCGATCCGCAAGGCGGAACCTTCGCGATGCCGGAATGGGTGGCAAAGGACAAGGGGCTGATCTGATGGTGCGTTTCCTGCAATGGCTCGGTTCATGGTTCCGGCCCGCGCGCGGCTTGCGCGATTGCGTTGAGGTGAGGAAAGACGGTGAAGTCATCCGGCTTGAATGCCGTGGATACCTCAGCCGGCGCGACCGCAAAAACATCAAGGCTCAGTGGCGGGCGTCACCATCAGCCTTCCTGGCGGCGGAAGTCGGCAAACTCTCGCCAAAGATCACCGGCCCGCCGCCGGGGCGGCTGGCAAAGGACAAGGGGCTGATCTGATCATGCCGGCCTCGCCCGCCGCCTACTGGAAAGCCCCGGCGGTCGCGGCGCTGATCCGCCGGGCCCGCGCGGGCGACACCTGGCTGGCGATCGGCCTCGCCTTCTACCCGCATGCCCGCAACCCGAGGCGGGTCCGCACGGCAGCCTCCGAAATCTTCCGGCGGTATGCCGGCGAGGAGGACCGACGGGTGCGGGCCGCGGCGGTCCGGGCGCGCAACTGGAACAGGAACCCCGGCCTCAGCCGGCGAGCGGAAGGCATGCGGCGGCGGCGCGGGCTCGACGACGCGCCGGTGATGCGCGAGCGCGGCGACCCGCTCGGCGGGCTCGGGGAGTGCTTCGCGTGAGCCCCGGTGTCGTTCTCGGAGCGCTCAGCCTCAGTAAGCTGATGGCGGAACTGCGGACCTTGCCGGTCGATGCGGTCGTGCACCTCGGCTCGGGGCGCTACCGACCGACCGTGTTGCACAGCTATCGCGGCTATTACGAGGATCTGGCGCTCGATTTCGATATGGGGCCGCCGCGGTCGGCGACCTTGCTGATCGCAGAGTGCTGTCTGGCGATCGGCAAATGGTTCGAGGGGTACAAAGGGGGCGGTTACGTCGCGACCGTCGATACCGCTGTCTGGGCCGGGCATTGGGGCGAAGCCAACGGACAAGCCATCACCGGATTGCGCCAGGTCGACGCGACGACCTGGGAACTCGTCGTCGAGGAGATCGACCCCTGATGTGCGACTGCCTCACCTGGCATCACCCCCTCTGGGCTGTCGTCGGCAGGCGTGCCGGGGTCAAGCCCGGTGTCGTGTGGAGCATCTTCTCCGCATTGCGCGCCGGCGACCCGGTGCTCGACCGGCTGTCACCGCGGGACAAGGTGCGCACCCTCGCTGTCGGGCTCGGGTGGAAGCCGGCCGAGGTCGTGCTCGTGCTGGCCAGCCTGCAGCACAGCGGCGTGGTCGACGACGACCTGCGCCTCGCGCAGGTGTGGCGAGACGTTCCGGCAACGTCTCAGCGTCTCGGAGACGCGTCTCGCCGTCTCGGAGACGATCGGCGAGACGGTGAGGGCGTCTCGCGAGACGCCGCCGAGGTGTCGCGGCGCCGGGCGCTGAGGGCGGCGCGTAATCGCCGATATCGAGATAAACCAAAGGCTTCGGGCTATTCGGCGCGGAACAATACCAAAGGTTTTCCACAGGGATATCCACCGTCTCACCCCGCCGCGGAACAAGAAGAAGATAGAGACAATAGGTTCTTTTCTCCTCAAGAGGACGCGGGCGAGCATTCAAGCGGGCGGCATCCAACAATCATCAAACGCGAGGCGTTGGCCGTTCGGGTATTAGCCCGCGCCCAAAGGAGCATGCGCCCCGCCGACTATGGCCGCTTCCTCGACGAAATCAACGAAGGGGACCGCTACGAGCGCTTCCTGCAACGGGGGAGCACGGCATTGCCACCACGGCTGCGCGAAACATTCGAGCGGCTGGTGACCGAGAGTAGGCCGCGCGACGGCCCGGCGTCGCCACCGCCGAATGGTCAACGTTCGCTACTGCTGCCGATCGATGGCCGGCAACAGGGCGTCACCGAGGAAGAGCGATTGCGGCGCTACAGGGAACGGGTGAGAAGCGCATGAGCGTCGATCAGCACGAAAAATTCCAGGCCGCCCGAGAAATTGCGTCTATAGGGGTCACCCGAGAAATTGCGTCTATAGGGGGTCCGGTCACCTATTGCCCGCCGGCGGAACACTCGGGGCCGCAGCCGACCGATATCGAGACACTGCTGCAGTGGGCCTACAGCCAAACGATCTACGTGTCCCACCGCAACGCGTCCGACCGGGCGACGATGTTCAACCACGGCTATACGGCGATCCCGCGAGGATGCCACGGCAGCTTTGCCGGCGGCGATACCGCGGTGATGCTGGCGCGCGATGGCGCGGCCGACGCGCGGACCGTCATTACGGCCGTGGGTGAGCTCGACCCCTGGTCGAAGGTGATCGTGACGCGCTGCGCCAAGGGCGCCACCCGGCCCGACTGCTTTATCGGGATCGAGGCGCAACAGGTGCAAGTCATGACCTATCCACGAAAGAAAGGGAAAAAGGGCAAGAAACGCAAGTCGCACATACCGATCGTGACGATGCGCTGGGAACCCTGCCACCCGTCGGCGATTTGCGCGTCACGCGAGATTTATGCGCGCTGGCACACGATCGTCGGGCGGCTGGCGCGGACCCTTGAGGGTGCTCTAACCAATTGGTCGATTACAGGCTTTCGGGCTCCCGCCGCACCCTGGGAAACGACCGCGCAAGAAGCTGCTTGACAAGGGGAAAAGGCTCCTCACACTTCGGTGCACCCGATGCGTCGGCCGGAAATTTTCACCACGGGGTGTCCCGGCCGGAACGCCGGAAATTTTCACCACGGGGTGTGCCGGCCGGAACGCCGGAAATTTTCACCACGGGGGCAGGTGTCCAAGCGTCCAGAAATTTTCACCACGGGGGGTCGGTGCCCAGCGACAGAGCACCGACGCGATAGGGGTCGGGCTCATTCCTTGGCGCGGTTCGCCAGATCGCGCCGATAGAGCCAGGCAAACTCAAAGCTAGTGATCACAGCAAGGGCTGCCAGGATGAGAACCGGCACCCAAAGCGGCATGCAAACCGTCAAGTCAATCATTTAGCTCCCTCCCGCGGTGTCACGCCCTAAAGCCCGCTGGGATCACCCATGCGGGCGAAAGAGAATGCCGGGGTCTTTCTTCCACCAGCGCACCCCGGCGGGCTGGCTCAACGGGCAACGATCACGGATCAAGGATCATCGCCCTGGAAGCTCGGTGTTGCGTCAGGCGAGGTAGGCCGGGAGCGCGCCCTCCAGCGTCTCGATCGCGTGAAGGATCGAATCCCCGCTCATTCGGCAAATCGGATCGGCCGCGGCTTTCTCGCCGATCGCGGTTGCCTCCGCCAGCGAAAACGTCGGGAAATTGTCTGCGGCTCGGAACGCGGCTTCGCGACGCGCATTAACGAACTGCCCCCACGGCGAGGGGTAAGCGACTGCCCAGAAGCGCCGCCCGTCGGGTGTGTTCAACTCGATGCGGGAGAGTTGGTGGCGCTTGATCAGGCGCGCGATGCGATGTTCGGTCGTTGGTGTTGTCGTCATCGTGCGATGCCCGCTTCGGGCCGCAGCCCGGCATCCGACATCACGCCCGCGATTTGCTCCACACGATCCCAATTCCATTCGGTGTCGGGCTCAAAGCCGCCGTTGAAACCCCAAAATGCGCGCTGTGCCGTCTCGACTATGGTTTCCAACTCGGCGCGAGTCAGGTCGCGTGCGGTCTTCATGGTTCGATCCTCTTCGGTTGCGTTGAATGGTCCAAAAATTTCCACGATAGGGGTGCAGCCAAAAATTTCCACGATAGGGGTTCAGGCGGCAAGCGGCAGGTCGACCGGCCCGGCGACCGCGGCCAGCGCTTCGCCGGCGAGCGCGTCGAGCTCGGTTGATCCGGGCGCGCGACCAGGCTCGAGCACGATCGAGTGCGCCGGCTTCACGTCATATCCGCGCCGCGGCCCCTTCGTGCCGACATGGATTGTCTCGGCCGTGCCGGGGATCGCCCAGCAGTTCTCGTCGCAATGGCCGAAGGCGTATAGGTCGTTGCGCAGCGCTTCGCACCGGCGATCGGCAGCGCGGACATATTCGTAGCGAGAGGCGGGGTTGTTCTCGGGATCGGAAGCGTTCAGCATCGCGCATCGATCATCATCCGATGCCGCGGCGTATGCCGCTTCGCCTTCGGCGCGCGCTTCGGCCGCTTCGGCATAGGCGCGGTCCATCTGGGCCACCAAGCCGGCGCGCACCGTCTCGCGACGATCGTAATCAGCGGCCGAGTCGACCGGATAGCGGCAACTCTGCACGACCGGCCGGAAGCCGTGCCAGAACAACCGATGCCTGATCCCGTCGACGCCGGCTTGCGCCAGCGCCTCCAGGTCGGCGCGCTGCTCGCTCATATAGGCCTCGGCGCGGCTGGTATCGTATAGACGTTCGGGCAACCGTTCGCGCCGCGAGCCGCCGCAACCCCAGCACGTTATTTTGTCGCCATCGTCAAGGTACGTGGGCCTCCCGGCTTTGACGCGGGCCTTTTCCCAGCGCTTGTAGCTGCGACGCCATGCAATCCGCTCATAGGCATAATCCGGTTGCGTCGGTGGGCGATTGTCATAGGTCCAGCCGGAGCCGTGGCATTCGGTGCAAATCCTGGTTTCCGTGTACCAGCCGCGATTGAGGCAGAGCCAGGCGACATAGGCCTTAGCCTGCCGCGACACGTCGTCGGCCGTCGTGCCGTGCGCCATGAACGCGCGGCGCCATCCCGATACAGAATTCTTGAGCCGTGCCATTGTGGTGATCCTCTTCCCGCGTTGAAACGGTAGATGGCGGACTATCCGCGCATCGTGACGCGCCAGGGGTTGAGGGCTGGCGCGCTGCGATATGCGGATCAGAACGCGATGGCGAAATGCGCGGCCAGCCGCCCGGCGGTATCGGAGTCGATCGCGCCGCGGCGATGCGCTTTGTCGATCTGTTCGAACAGGAAATTCTCGCGATCTTCCGGGTCGCTGGAGAACGGCTGGTCGAGTCCGGTTGCGAGCCAGGCGATCCACTCGTTCAAGCTGATCTGTTTCATGGTGTCCTCGCTGTTGATGGGAGGTTTGCGGCCGATCAGCCGCTCCGAGAGCGTCCAGCCCGCCTCGCGGCGTATCGCGTCAATCAGCGTCTCGCGGTAATCCGCTGCCCGCTCTTGCCAGATCACGCGCATGTGGCGATTGCCGGCATGCGCCCGTGCCATCCGCAGCGCTTCACGCATCCTGCTTGCGTACCATGGCTTCATTGTCTGATCCTCTCTCGCGGTTGATGCCGGTGGCTAGAGCGCTGCGGCGCGCAAAGCGAGCGCCCGTTGTTCGACTTCGGCATACCGTGCGGGCGATAGGGTGATCACGTCGGCGCCGTAGCGCGCGACGATCCGCGGCGAGCGGCGAGCGATGCACCAGTTGCGGGAACCGAGCACGGCCTCTATCTCGTCGCAATCGGCATAGGGCTTATCGAGTACCGCAACAGCGAAGCGTACCGAGCGCAGCAGGTCGGCATGGTTGCCGACGATTACGCCCGGATCGTCGGCACGCTCGGTGTTGACGAGGTAGGTCTCGCACCGCACCAGCGCTTCCCGGATGCAGTCTGTGATATGGGTTTGCGTATCGGTCATTGTCTGATCCTCTTTGCGCGTTGATGCGCTGTTGACGGCGTTAGGTGTCGAGCCTGCGGCACGACCAATCGAACGGATACACTGCGTAATACGGGCCGTTCTCGATTACGTACCGCTCGCCGTTCTGTGTCCGATGATACTCGGCGTATCCGCCCTCTCCGGGATTGCCGAACGAACCGGACCATTCGGCGCCGTCAGGGATGCTCGTAAGCGCGTCGGTGTAGGTTGCCATCGTCTGATCCTCTTTGCGCGTTGATGCGCTGTTGACGGATCAGAACATAAGGACGGCAGCGCGCAGCGTCAAGATAAATCTTGCGACGCCTCTCCGATTATGTAGGCGACCGTCACGCCGTAATG